AACGCTACCAAGCATAACATAATCAGCACCTAATGCAAGAGCTTTAATTATGTCACTGTATGTTTGCATTCCACCGTCGGCAACTATATATGCGGGGTTGTCTAACGTAGCAGATATATCATAACATTCTTTAATCAATGACGCCATTGGATATCCAACACCTGTATTTTGCGTTGTTAGGCATCCACCACCATTTCCAATGCCAACTCTAATATAGTCGGCACCTGCGTCAGACAGTAATCGATATGTTTCTGGGTTAGCGATATTGCCAACCATTAATTTAACTTTCTTATTTTTTTGTTTTATTTTTTTTGTGATGTTTATTACCGAGTCCATATGCCCATTAGCAACATCAATTAAATAATACCCATTTTCTAAAATACCTCTATTAGAATTTAATAAATCATTCATCTGAGATATTGAATATGCTTTAAATCCTAAATCACAGTCTACGTTTCTAGGTAGGCATACATTTATATTATTAATAATATATAACCCCGCATTTTCTTTGGATACAACAGTGTCCATAGGTGCGGTAATTAATGGTAGCATCGCAAAAATGTACGGATTAATTTCAGTTCGACTATTTATATTTGTTATTTCTTTTGGTACGATTAACAAATCGTTAAAATCTAATTTCATTTTATTTTTTTTATTGTAAACCTGTACTACCAAAACCATTAGATGACCTAATAGTGTCATTTGAAATTTTTGAAACTTTGTTTAGCTCGATGAGATTGTTAGCCATTACAGATGCAATGACAGCCTGCGCTATTCTATCACCGTGGTTAATGGTAAAAATTTCTTTTCCATGGTTAATAAGTATAACCTTAACCTCACCACGATAATCCGAATCAACCGTACCAGGTGTGTTTAACACCGTAACACCATTTTTTGCAGCTAATCCACTTCTAGGTCTAACTTGAATTTCTAAACCCTGTGGAATTTCAAAATATAATCCTGTTGGTATAATTTGAATGCCGCCACTAGGTATTTCAATAGGGTTTTGTAAGTTTGCTCTTAAATCAAAACCAGATGAACCTTCGGTTGCATATTCTGGGTTTGGGTTTGTTGATTCGTTTACAAAACGAATACTTAATTTGTAATCAGTAGTGTTAGTATAGTCAATACGACTAAATTCTTTTTCAAAATCTTCTTGTGTATAATTTACATTTGGGTCAATTATATCAAAAATTTTTTTTCTCATTTTTTCTGCTATGTCCATATTAATTTTTTTGATTTTTTTCTTCTGTTATCGCCAATTGATTAGCCATCTTTAATAAGTCACCTAATAAAGAATTATGATATTTTGCTTGCTTATCGCTATCATCCTTATCAAAATTTATAATTGCTTGATATTCTTCTTCGGTGAGTGTAACCCCATTATTTAATGCGTAATGTGCTGAACGCTCACCAACACGCATTGAAGTTAGGTTATCATTAAAGTCGTACATTTTTCCTTGATTTTTAACATGCCAATCAGAAGTGCATGGGGTATAAAGATGTGCTTTACCTATTTGATGTAAAAAGCAAACTTTAATGATGTCTTTCTTCTGTAGTTTTAGATTTTCGGGTAGAATTGTTTCATTGATTGAAACAGCATATTTTGTAACACGCAAAAGATGGTCAATTAGACCACCTTCAAACGCATTATGTAAATCCAACATTGTTGATGCTGGAGCTTTTATAAAATTTTCACCTAAAAAAGACATTAACTCTTCAGTCATAAATCCTTGTTCTTGAGCTGTTTGAAAATACTTTTTAGTGTTTTTTACAATTTGTTCTTGTTTAATCATATTCATATTTTTTACAAATATACCAAAAACAAATTAAAAAGTCTAATTTAAAACCATTTTTTTAGCTGATTGTTTTTCATCCATTTGTGATTTCAGTTTTTTATATAAATCACGTCTGCTATCGCTAACCGCTCCAACAGAATATAAATCTTTAATTGTATTGTGCAGGTTTTCACTTAGTTGTTGAACTAATTCTGGTTCTAGTATTAATTTTTTAATAAACTTGTACCAATCTTTATGATTTTTATTTGTTTCAATCAGTATACCGTTGCCATTTTTGTCCCAACCACCACCAAATTGATGTGCGCTTTTAACGTCTATCTGATACGGACCAAAATCTTGTGCGATTAAAGCTTTCTTATGAAACCCAGCTTCGATAACTTTAAGTTGGCTTTTAACTTTATTAAAAATATTTTCTTCAATTGGTGCTAATGATATATCGAATAAATTATAATTTGAGGCGTAGCTACTAATCGGTTTTGTCCAAACTCTTCTGTATGGTTCATTTGCAACATTAGGATATTCCTCATTTTTGAATTTTAATAAAAATTCTTTATATTCTGGGCTGACCGTTGTGTAGTCTTCTGTAAAAATTCTTTCGTAATGATACCAAACACTTTCTGTTGGTTTAATTGGTCTTTGTGTTTGTTGACCAGTTTGCTCATCAATAATGGTCATTGTTCCTCTTAAATCATAACCACACAAAACAAATTGAACTTTATCTAACAATCCGTCATTGTGCAATCTACCAACAACTCCTTTTAATATTTCTAAATCTTTTAAATGGCTACTACCACCAAGCCATCCAATTCTTAATCTATCGCTTTTTTCTGGCGTTGGGGTATATTGTTTTTCATTCGGGTCAATTGCATTTGGTAAAACATAAACATTTTTGTTATATTTTGCAATTTCTTCAGCAAATATACTAGTTGTTGTTGTTACATTTTTAGCAATTCTAATATTATTCAAAATCATTTTATCTAAACCGCTATTTTTAATCAATAAAAAAGCTGGATGATGTTGGCCAGGTGACCAATAATCATCTAAATCCATTATTGTTGCAATACCTAAATTATCCAATTTATTTAATAGGGCTTCTTGTTGTTCGTAAGCACCTAGGGTTCTATGATAATGTATAACATCGTATTGTTTTAACCATTCGTCATTGTTTAACTCTGGTTCATACTCGATATCGACATGAAATTCGTCGGGGTATTTTTCTTCTAATGCAATGTGTGGTTTTGTGCTTCTAAAGTATCCGACACCAGTACGGTCAGAGGGTACTACTAAAACTTTAATTTTACTCATATTAATTTTTTAAATGTAATTATGAGTTAATAATAATGAATATGTAATATTAGTCAATAAAAAAAGGGGAAATTAATCCCCTTTTAATAAAATATTTTTTTATTGTTATAGTGTTCTTTTCTTTTGTTGTATTTTACCTTCTTTTATCAGGGTTGTAATTGTTCTTTTAACAGCGTCTTCAGTAACTGATTTATTGTGGTTTTTAACAAAAAACTCTAATAATTTTTCATTAACCAAATCATTAACCATCTCTTTTAAATCAGATTTGCTTATAGTAATTGTATCTGACTTATTATTGCTATATGTTTCGTTGACAACTTTTGTTTTAGGTGCTTTAGGATATGGCATTGGTTTTTCGTCAATCAAGTCAGATACGTCGTTTATATTAAATGTATGGCTTGGTCCAGATAATTGTGGAATTGGGTTTTCTAGCATCGCCTTTTTAATTGCTGCTGGTAATTTAGAATTCTTAATCATTTCCTCATTATATGTCATGGGCGATGTAGATACTGGCCTAACCCCTTCTGACTGTAATTCAGCTACGCCTTCTTCTGTTAACGCTCGCCCATTAATATTCCCCGTTTTAAAACTATTGTTTTCAACCTTATTCATTACAGCCTTGGCATTTCCAAGAATGTTTTTTAATTTATTTAAATCTACTGGTTGTGGTGCATCCATAAAAATTATCTATTAAATTCTACTTTATTTATAACGCGTGACATTGCTCTGTCACCATTTTTATTGTACGTAGGAATATTTGCGTCTAAATCAGAAACTGGGTTATAAAATTTCATTTTTGTCGGAAACCAACCGCGTATTCTGTCTAATCTAAATATTTTCCACGCACCCTGTTTTGGTGTTGTTTTTGAACCACCAAAAATTTGAAATGCTCTTATTGCTTTGTTACCAGCTTTTGTTTCAGCAAGATTATATACTTGTATATATCTTTTGCTAGGTGCGACTGATGGTACAACATCTGGATAATCATCATAAAGTATATTTATGTTGTATTTTCCTTTAATTGCATCATTTATTTCTTGGTCACTAACATTTTCAGCTAATAACCTTTTCTCTTCTAATATAATCTCTTCAAATAAATTGTAAAGTTTCATATTATATTATTACTTGACCAATGTTTAGTGCCGTATTTGGTGGTGCATAGTTTGTCATCCCTATTGCGACTGGTCCCATACCCCAAGTTGCGTTATTGTATGTTAATGACGGCAATCTGCCAGCACCAGCACCTACGATACTTCCTGGTTGTGGGTTACCTAATTTGTCCCAATCTAAACCAGCACCATAATTATTGATATCTAAAAAAACGCCAGTACCTCTACCAGCGTTTGGTGTTTGGTTATCAGTTATAGCTCTAGTGTGTGTAAGACCGTATTGGTTTGCGGAAGCATAACTATTATAAGTATTAATAGGAATCAAGGTATTTCTTTGAAGAATAGCTGCGTATTCCATATCAGATTGACCTCCGACATTTTGTCCAGGAACGGGTCTTGGAATGTAATTACTTGGCATAATTTATAAATTTTCTTTTTTATTGTTATTCATGTACTCCATTAAATATAAAATATCCTTGATTTCTTTATTAACGGATTCATTATATACTTCTTTGTTAGTCATTATTTTTCTAAACACGCTACCTTTTGTTATTTTTGGTACACCACCAACTTTTGTTGCGTTAGCGCTTTTATCTTTTTCGTGGTCTTTTATAAACTCGTTTTCTCTTCCAGCATCCATACCAGTTTTTTTCTTATTATAAATAGCGTCTCGGTCAGTTTTTAATGTATTGTTTACCCACTGTAATACGTTTTCACCACCCTTTCTATTAAATTCTTGTTGGTTTTTATCTTTCTTTGCTTGGTTTAGCCTAGTTTTTGTCATTTTAAGATTATGATATGATATTGTCTGTCCCAAAAAATTTTGATGTTGGGCAGGTACATTATATATTTTATCTTTTAAATCGGAATTAGGCATCTTTATTTTTTATTTTATTAATGATTGCAGTTTTTATTTTATTTAACTGTTCCTTGCTTAAATCAATATCTTCTATTGTATCAACCATTTTTTCAACTTTAGCGTCAAAGTTTTTTTCTATCATATCATGGTCTTTTTTTGACTTTTTAACTAAATCTTCCATGATTTCTTCTTCTATTTGACTCTTTTTTTTGACTTTTTTATTTGTTTCGTTTATTGGTAATCCACGACCACTTGAGCTGCGATAGCTATAAACGGCAAACCATGGGATATTTTGTCTATATCTTGTAGCTCTATCGGTAGTCGTTGACATCCCTTTTTCGTAATCGGAATTGTCGTTCCATGGTTTTTGTACTGGACCTGTCTCAATTTCTGAATTGCTAGTAACATTTCTATCACCACCAATAACCTCGCCATCGCCGCCAACAAGTTCTTCTAATTCATGTTTTTTAATAATAGGCATAAATAATTCTTTTATAATAAATATATTAGAAACGTAGAATATTTATTATAAAACCAATAAAAATGGAATTTAGAACAAAATTAGATTTTTCAACAAGACAGGTAAAACAACAACCAGAAACATTTAGTGTTTTATCTGGTGGAACCGCATTTGGTGTTACTTTTAGCTCTTTAACTACAGGCCCAGATTTAATAACAACGGCTGCTACTTCAACTGTATCTGGTGTTCTTAGCACTTTTTCAGGTAATACTGGCGTTACAGTTTTTACTTGGTATGATACAAAAATGAATATTGCTAACTCGCGTATATCAGCAATAACAAGTACAAATAGTGGTTTAACACAAAATACTGGTCAAGTATATACGGGTAATACAAGTGGGACTACCGATGGAAATAGATATTACTTAAACTATTCAGGTGTTAGTTTTGATATCACACCACAAATTTGTGTTAGTCCGTCAGCTGGTGTTTTTACAGGTACCGTAACAACGTCACTTTTGACTTATTTAAGTGCTGGTACACTAGATTATACTGGTAGGACAATTTGGGTTGATGTCTCTGGCATCACTAGAACTGAAAGAATGGTAATAACAAATCTAGGTTCGGGCCCAGGCACAATTGACGTTGGTATTGATGCAAATGGTTTCTTGGTGAATAATGCATCAGATGTTAGTCTAAAAGAAAATATCAACAATATTGATGATGCATTAAATAAAGTGTTAAACCTTAGGGGTGTAACATTTAATTGGAAAGATAGAAATAGCGGTGGAAACGCAACAAAAATAGGTTTTATTGCGCAGGAGGTAAATGAGGTTGTTCCAGAGTTAACGCATAACGATGGTAAATATATGAGCGTTCATTATAAAGATGTTACAGCATTATTGGTTGAAGCAATAAAAGAATTGGTAAATGGTGATGTTACAATAAATGTAAATAGAGAGAGTTTAAACACACAAACCGTTGTTGCTGAAGATAATAATATTGAATTAAACTATAATGGTAATCATCAAACATCGATTGGTGGTGGTATTATTGTTTTACATGCAATTGCTGATAACCAAAACGCATTTTTAGAAACAGATGAAAACGGTGATTGGACAACAAATACAAATTTAAAACCAAACGGTTTAATCATCCCAGCATTTACACCAATATCATCACAAGATTTATCGGGTGATTTAGGTAACCTTACAAGAGATGAGAATTATCTGTATTTAAAAACAGAAAATGGCTGGAAAAGAATAAATTTAGAATCATTTTAATATATAATGGCAATAGAAATAAGAGAGGATGGTTTAAATTCAGGTTCAATACAAAGTGGACTTGGTGTACCGACGCATTTAGCGCCAATAGGAACTTTGTTTACAGATAAAAGTACTGGTACAATATATATCAATAAAAATGGTAGTAATCTTTGGAGTAATGTATCTAGTTCTGGAAGTACTAGTGGAGGTGGTGGTTCAATAACTTCTTTTAGTTATACGACAACAAATAATACATTTTCAATAGTTGAGAGTGGTGTTACATTCTCAGCAACTATTAACAGTATGAGTGGATTAACTGTTAGTGGTCAATTAACTTCTTCTGGAACAACTAGATTAGCAAATAGTTCTGGTGGTAGAGTATTAATTGGAACAACGCCAACCGTTGGTTCATATAGTGGCGGTAATATACCTGATGGATTAACAATTAATTCTGATTCTGGTGGCATATCTTTTTTAAGGCCAACAGACTATGCACAAATGGTTGTTCTTAAATCGATTGATAGTAGTACTTTAAGGATTGGTGGTGGCAATCAAAATTTTGTGGATATATGGGGTCATACTACGGCAATAGCTAGGTTTACCAATACTAGTGGTGGTAGGTTGGGTATATTAACCACTTCACCTCAGTTCACACTAGATGTTAGTGGTGATACAAGAATAGTTAGTGGTTTAACGGCTGCAAGTATATCCGCAACAACATATCTTAATTTACCTGTAACAGCAGATACTTTTGTAACAGGGTTTACGTTAAGTTCAAATACAATAACGTTAAGACAAAATAGGGCTGATGGATATTCAGCGTTTACAATAAGCCTGTCTGCGTATACAGGTAGTTCATCTGCATCAGGTGCTTATCTACCATTAAGTGGGGGTACTGTAAGTGGTCGAACAATATTTACTGGTGGTTTAACAGCAAATACAATAAGTGCCACAACAGTGATAGGTTCTTTAGACGGAACTGCTTCGTTAGCAACTAACATAGTAAGTGAAAGTGGTACGGACAATAGAATACTTTATCAAATTACACCTAGCAAAACAGCAACTAGTGCTAATTTAACATGGGACGGCTCTAAATTGGTCGTAAAAGGTGATGCTTATGTGAATAATACTGTTAGCGGTGGTTTTAGTGGTATTGCTAGTACTATATTATCAGGTAAAGGTAGTGTAATAACTAATGGTAGTCCTGCAAACGCATTTATTGATATCAGCGGTAGTAATACAATTGGTGGTACCGATTATGTTGATTTTATAAGTGTTACAAACACGGCACTTGGTGCGGCAAAGGCATCAAAAACATTTAGACTTAATCTTGCTGGTGACATAGAAATCATTGATGATGGGTATAAAAGTCTTATTTTTTCATTAACGGATGCTGGCGTATTAAGTACACCAGGTGGTGGAACCTCAGACAAAAGATTAAAAAATAATATTGAATACATTTCAGGTGATAGCTCATCAATTATTTTACAATTAAAACCAGCAAAATTTGAATTTAACAAATATGTTGGTATTAAAAGACATGGATTTATAGCACAAGACGTTTTAGAAACCACGCCAGAGTTGGTTTTGGGTGATGGTGAAAAAAAGGATGGTGTTTATGGTTTAGATTATGATGGTATTTTAGCATTAACGGTAAAATCTCTTCAAGAGGCATTAATTAAAATTAATGACTTGGAAATAAAAATAAAAGAATTGAAGGCTAGATAAAAAATTGATATTTATATATTATAATGGGAAACATAAAAAACTATAAGTATAAAAAGCTGGATTTAAGATTATCTAATAGCGATTATTGGGATTTTTATCTAGCAAATGACGATGATAATCAATCGTTGATACCCAATATTCCCATAACTGGTGAATGTGCTGTTGTTTGGTTTGATTTTAATGAACCAGCAATATATTCTTCAGGTTCAACATCCGCAAATACGATTTCAAGTCTATATTATTGGACTGGTGCAACAAATACTGGATATACTTTTAGTACGATAGGTATTACAGGTATTGATAATGGATTGGTAACCTTTGAAAAAAATCCATCAGACCCAACAAATCAAGCTATTTTATCTGCATTAACGGGTACAACTCTGATTATCCCATCTGGTGATAGCAGATTGCATCTTAATAGGGTCACAGGTACAACAGGTGATTATATATACCCAATAGATATATTAAATGACGATAGTGGCGATTATGCTCAAATGTGTGGTGGTTTTTATCAGGGATATTATAAGATAGATGGTTCAACATATGATGTTTTACCAAATAGAGTAAATAAGGCTTGGGCCGCACAATTTTGGTTAAAAAAACAAGAAGACCAGTGTTCTGGTTATACAGATACAATATTAAATGACACATACCCGAACAATAAAGGATTTTTCTTTTATATGGGTACGCGTGCTGAAAATAAATTTTGGAATTTGTTTGAGGGTGCTGATACTGGTTGTACCAGTGGTTGTACCGTCCCAGCTGGTTGTACCGATACACTAAGTGATTGGTGTACAATACCTAAAGAACCAGAAATTTTTATTACTGGTGCGAGTGGTGAGTTGATATCTTTATATCCAGATAGTGTAAATACCGAATATATTACAAATCCATTTTTAATCTATGGTAGAGCTGGAATGCGTCCAAGTAGATGTCATTCGTGCGGTGCTGTAAATCATAGCGGTCTAGGTAGCAAAACTGTTTGTACTTATTCTGGTGGGCCATTAGTTATTACAACACCAAAAACAGTAATAACTAACACAGAAAATCCGTTTTTAATATATGGTAGGGCTGGTAGTGGTTCAACAAGATGTCATTCATGCGGTAATTCTAATCCTAGTGGATTTGGTAATCAAACTGTTTGTAGTTTTTCTGGTTTTAGTGAATCAATTGAATTTGATAATTTAGATTACAAATTAGATATCCTAGATAACGCATTAGGGTTTAGAATTAAAGATGATGGTAGTATTGGATACAGGCTTTTAAGTGTGACTGGTCAATGTTCTGGAACAACTTATGTTAGTGGAATAACAATACAAGAGGGTTATTCTTCAAGCGGAATGGTTCAGAATGACGCATGGACAAATGTTGTTATTCGATATACAATGGATGAATACTATGATGATTGTGATTTTAAATATAAAAAACCAAGAACTGGTAGGTTGATGTTTTATATTAATGGTAGGCTTAAATTTACTGTAAATAATTTTAGTGAATTTATCGCAAGAAGGCTTGAAGAGCATATGGAAAAGCAAGTTGGTGTTCCGTTTAACATTAGTTTAGGTGGCGGTTCGCAGGGATTAATTGAAACGCAAACATTTGATGGTAGAGACCAAAATGATTTAGGTTTACCAATACAAGAAAATTTTGCTGGAACGTTTATTGGGGGTATATCTCAATTTAAATTTAATATCTGTGATTTATATTTTACAGATATACAGAATATTTATATAAGCGAAGTATCTAGGTATTATCCATCAAACGCAAACCTAATTCTTTTGGAGAATTATTATTGGATTTTACAGGAAGATTCTTTTGCAATAGAACAAGAATAAATTAAAAAAGATGCCAGCACAAAACGAAAATAAAAAAATTAGTCAATTAACATTTGCCACATCATTAACCAATAATGATGTAATGCCTATTGTTAATGGTAACCAAACAAAAAAAGTTGCATTAAGTACTTTAGCTAATTTTATAACCGATGGATTGAATGTTGAAGCTGTAATAACTGGCGGTACTTATAATGATACTACAGGTATTATCACTTTTACTAATATTAGTGGTGGAACGTTTGACGTGACTGGATTTTTTAAACCATCTGACGATGTTTATGTGACTGGTTTAACTTTTGATGTTGCTAACTATAACTTAACCATAAGTAGAAACGACACTTGGTCAACAACGGAATCTTTATCGATACTAGCTACAGATATGAGGGTAACTGGTGGTACTTATGACAAAAATAACGGTGTTGTTACGTTTATTAATAATAGTGGTGGTACATTTCCTGTTGTTGGATTTGCAAGTGGGTATACGGATATACGTGTTACTGGTTTTACATATCAAAATAATACATTTAGTATTTTTGATTCTAGCGGTGCAACATTTACGCAGAGGGTAAATAGTATGACAGGTTTAACTATTAGTGGTAATTTAACCGTTAATAGTGCTGCAACATTTAATACGTTAAATGCTGTATCTATTAGTTCTGGACTGATTTCAGCAACAACTGCTAATATGGGTACCATATCAGCTACGACTGTTAGTGCATCAACATATTATGGTGATGGTTCAAATCTTTCAAACGTTGGGATTACGGTATCAGCAAATACTGGTTTAGGTAGGAACGGTAATTCGTTATATTCTCTTTATAATACTGCTTTAGATGGAGGGTTAGCAATGGATAGGGGTATTGGTGGGTTATCAGCTGGAACAACTGTTTCATTATTAACAGGTAGAACATTGGTTCAGTTGTTTGATGATATTTTATTTCCTGTTGCTAATCCAACATACACAATACCAACAATAACAATGACTGGTCCATCAACACAAACATTAGAGATTGGTGTAACATATTCACCAACTATTAGTGTGTTTGGTGTTAAAAATGACGCAGGTGCTTTTTCACAGCTAAGGGTATTAAGGGATGGTTCTTCATTATTTACCGATACGACGTTTGCGGTATCTTCAACAACAGCTGTTCCAAATCAATTTACCTATCCGAATCCTAATAACCCTAATTTTAGGTACACAATGACACCGTCGTATTCCGAATCGTATGTTATACCAGCACCTGTGGTGGGTAATTCATCAACAACAATTTATAACGGTGACGGTAATTATGCCTCTGGGTCTTCTAAAAATAATAACAAAGGAGTTGTTGATACAAGAACACCAGCTGTGCGTTCTGTTAACGCACCACAAGCAGCTAGTAGTAATTTTTCTTCAACAACATTTACTATAACAGGTATATACCCATATTTCTGGGGTAAATCAAATACATTGCCAACGGCTCAGGATATTGCGGATACTATATCTGCTGGTACAGCAAATAAAGTTTTATCATCAGCATCTGGTACGATATCAATACCATATAATACACTAAATACTGGTGAATTTATTTGGGTTGCTTATTATTCTGGATATACAACAAAAACATTATGGTGGGAGACTGGTTTTAATTTTGGTAATATTGATAATAGTTTTATTACAACAGCCGTTTTACAACCCGTTAAAAGTCCAGAATCTTATTGGTCTGGAATTAACTATAAAATGCATTGGAGTGTTTATCCTACTGTGCAACAAACATTAGAATTTAGAAATAATTAAATAATATGGGAATAAATCTTAGTGACAATATAAATAGTAACTCACCAAAAGTATTGGACAACCGTTACGGTCCATGGAGTGGTGTTACAGACGCTAATACTAATATACTATCATTACAAAGAACAAAGGGGTTGACCGTTGGTATTTTTTCTGGTTCTGGTGTGATTGAATACTGGTATAATAATGGTATTGCAGATAATGATTTAGTATTAAAAACCATTGACCCTTTTGATGGTGGTACTGTTAGCGGAGCTACTTTATTTACCAACGGACTTAGTGGTAATACAATATCAGCAACAACATATCTTAACCTACCAGTTGGTAACTTTACTGGTGGTTCAGTTGGTGGTGCGACAATATTTACTAGTGGTTTAACCGCAAATACAATTAGCGCCACAACATATCTTAACTTACCAGTTGGTAATTTTACTGGTGGTACCGTTAACGGGGCTACTTTATTCACCAACGGACTTAGTGGTAATACAATATCGGCAACAACATACCTTAATCTGCCAGTTGGTAACTTTACTGGTGGTACCGTTAATGGGGCTACTTTATTCACTGGTGGATTATCTGCTAATACAATATCAGCAACAACATATCTTAATTTACCAGTAGATACTTTTACTGGTGGTTCTGTTGGTGGTGCGACAATATTTACTAGTGGTTTAACAGCAAATACTTTTTCAGCAACAACGATATCGGCAACACAATATAATGGGTTACCACAAGATGTTTATGTGACTGGTTTTACATTTAGTCAGGGTGATTATGATTTAACCATTAATCAAAACAATAACTCACCATTAACAGTAAGCCTAAGTATATTGGCTACAGATATGACTGTAACTGGTGGTACCTATAATAAAAACAGTGGTGTTGTTACGTTTTATTCAAATGTTAGCAATAGCCGTACTGGTTTGTATTATGCTGGTAATTGGAGGGCGGTGTCTGCATATACAGCAGATACGGTTGTTACATATAGTGGTAATAATAAAGATTATTTTGTAATATCTGCTAATGCTGGGCCTAGTGCTACACCACCAACAGGTGATACACTTAATTGGTTGGCATTGAGTGGTCGTGGTGTGTTTGATGTTTCAGGATTTACAAGTGGATATACTGATACGGTTATTACTAGTTTTGGATATATATCTTCAGCAAATACATTTACAATAAATGATTCTAGTGGTCGAACATTTACAACAAACTTTAATACAGTTAGTGGGTTTACGGTAAACGGTGATTTATCGGCAACAACTGTTGGTATACCTAGTACCACATCATCAAGTTCTGGTGTTATTAATCAGAATTCAAATAGATTTATTCATTCATATGGTACCAATAACTTATTTTTAGGTAATAGTGCTGGTAATTTTACAACAATTGATTCTGGTGTTAATTTTGGTGGTAATGTGGGTATTGGTGCTGGTTCATTATCAGGGGTTACAAGTGGTTATAGCAATACTGCAATCGGTTATCAAGCTTTAGCAAAAAATACAATTGGATATACTAATAACGCAATTGGTACTAGTGCGTTAACTAACAATACTACTGGTTATGAAAATACTGCTATTGGTGCGGGTAGTTTATCATTAAATACTACGGGAATTAGAAATTTAGCAATTGGCTCTGGTGCTTTAGCTGCAAATACAACAGGTAATTTAAATTTTGCGATTGGTTACGGTTCGTTGAGTAAACTTGCTGTTGGTGGTAGTAATACAGGTGTTGGTAATGGTACATTAAGAGACACAACTGGTAGTAGTTTTAATACAGCTGTTGGGTCTAGTGCTCTACTTGTAAACACTACAGGTAACTCAAACACAGCAATTGGTTATGCGTCATTAGCTACTAGTACTATTGGTACTGGAAATACTAGTACTGGTAGCGTTGCTCTTAGATTTAACACAACAGGTAACTATAATACAGGTATTGGTTACGCCGCGTTATATAATAATACAACAGGTATTAATAACACGGGTGTTGGTCAAGGAGCATTGTATCATAATCAAACGGGTTCAGGTAATACTAGTATTGGGTGGGCTACGGGGGTATTAAATAGTGGTTATACAGGTATTGCTAATTTAAACAATACTATTTTAATTGGTTTACTAGCTGGCTCTGGACAAACAAGTGGTGATAATAATATTTATATTGGTAATTATGCTGGTAAGGGTATTATAACAGGAAGCAATAACCTTGTTATTGGTAATAACATACCACAACTTACAAGTGGTTTAACCAATAGCATCGTTATCGCTAACGGTGCTGGTACAATTAGATTATATGTTGATGCATCAGGAAACACTGGTTTTGGTACAACAGCTGCAACCAACACATTACACATATCAGCAGCAACAAACCCTGTTAGATTTCAAGGATTAACAGCAACAACAGCTGATACATTTGTTGTTAGTATTGATACTGATGGTGTTCTACATGCTTATCCAGTTTCTGGATTAACAGGCAGTGCGTCAACGGTTTCTTTAAAATACTACGCTGAACCATCAACAAATCCAACAACACCACCAGTTGTTTCAGCTAGCGATTCAATAGCCATCGGTTCTGGTGCTGAGGCTTTGGGTAACGATATGTTTGTTGTTGGGCAAGGTGCTGGTAGTAATAGTACGGGCACTACTCGCTCGAACTTTATTGGTAAAAATGCTGGGGCAAATAATATTGATTCCCAATTGGCAGATTTTTTTGGTGATAACGCTGGTACTAACACATTTGATATATATCAATCTAGTTTTATTGGTACCGAAGCTGGTGCTTCTTCGAGTGGTATAACTAATTCATTTTTTGCTGTAATCGGAGCTGGTAATTTGGCAAGTAATGTTCAAAGCTCAAATTTTATTGGCAATTATGCTGGTTCTGAACTAACTGGTGTTACTGGTTCAAATTTTATCGGTCAAAATGCTGGTATTTATGCGTCTAGTTCTAGTAATTCAAACTTTATTGGTGGTGGTGCTGGGTATCAAGCAATTAACTCAGATGACTCTAATTTTATTGGTTCAGATGCTGGTCAAAATGCAACTGGTGTAACATATTCAAATTTTATTGGTAATTCTGCTGGAATTAGCGCTAACGATTCAATATATTCAAATTTTATTGGTAGTAATGTTGGTGATGGGGCAAGTGCGACAAGCCGTTCAAATTTCATTGGTTATAATGCTGGTAGACTTACAACGGGTGTTACTAGTTCAAATTTTATTGGTGATACTGCTGGTTATGGTATTAATAATACTGATGGGTTTGGTAATATATTAAAAATAAATGCTATTGGTTACAATGCAGCATCGAACGGTTCTGATTTAGCCTCTTCAAATTTTATTGGTTCAAATGCTGGGAGTTCTGCTTCTGGTATTACCAATTCAAATTTTATTGGTAAGGATGCTGGTAAGGAGGCAACGGATATTACTAATTCAAATTTATTTGGTAGTGATGCTGGTGGTGGTGCAAGTGAGTCAAGTTATTCAAATTTTATGGGGTATGGTGCTGGTAATGGTGCTAGGAATATAGGGGGGTCATCTTTTATTGGTTCTGCTGCTGGTGATGGTGCTAGAAACACATCAGCTTCAAATTTTATTGGTACTAGTGCTGGTGAATCATCAACTGGTATAACTTTCTCAAATTTTATTGGTTACAATGCGGGTTTGGGTGTTCTTTTTTCAGATGTAACCGTAAATAGTGATTTAAATTTTATTGGTAACCAAGCTGGTTATCAAGCGTCAGCTATAACAGGTACAACACTTATTGGTGCTTCAGCTGGTCAATTATCTAGTAATATACAATATGGTAATATAATTGGCTATGAAGCTGGTAGTGGTACAACTAATACTAAATTTTTTAATTTCATTGGTTATCAAGCTGGTAGTGGTGCTACGGGTAATGATTATTCTGACTATATTGGTTACAGGGCTGGTCTTAATAATTATTTGTCATATGGTAGTGTTTTAGTTGGTACTGATGCTGGTTCTAGGTCTACTGGTTTAACATATGGTGTTGTTATAGGTTTTAACGGTCTTTTGAGTGCGGCAACAGCAAATAATGCGGCTAATGTTATTGCAATTGGAACAAATGCTGCGACAAATCCTTATTTTCCAGCAACTGGTTCGACAAATGCAGGTACAATTGCTAATTCAACCTTTATAGGTAATTTAGCGGGGGCATTTGTTTCGGGTAATTCGCAAAATACGGTCGTTATTGGTACTGAAGCCGCTCGTGCATCTAGTAGGTTATCGAGTAGTGTTGTTATTGGGACATCAGCGTATAAAACTAATAAGGGTCAAGCAACTAGTGCGGTTATTATTGGTAATCAAGCTGGTTTTCAATCTAGACAATATACTGCTGATACAGCTAGCACATTTGCAAATACAGTAGTTATTGGTTTTCAAGCTGGCAAAGATTTGTCAGGTACTTCAACAAATTCTGTTTTTATTGGTAATAGTGCTGGTTTAAATACAAATGGTGCTTCTGCGTCAGTGTACATTGGTTCTAATGCGGGTATTAATGGTGTTACGTTAAGTAGCTCTGTCGGTATTGGATTGTCGGCAGGTGCTAGAAATTATACACCTTCATCCTCAATTTATATTGGTAATGCTGCTGGTGCTGATTCATCAATTAGTGGTTTTGTAACTTCAAACGTTATTTTTATTGGTAGTTCTGCTGGTAATGGTGCAACAACTGCGTTAAATTCTGTTTTTGTTGGTAATAATGCTGGGCTGGACGCTTCGGGGTCATCAACTTCAATAATTGTTGGTCAAAGTGCTGGTATTAGCTCGACAGGTGTTACAACATCAATAATCATGGGTTCTGAATCAGGTAGGTCAATTGTTGGCGGACCATCGGATTTAGTGGCTATTGGTTATAGAGCTGGCTATTTTATGACTGGTGGTAGCCAATCAATATTGTTAGGATATCAAACGGGTTGGCGTGGTAACTTAGGTTCAAATAATATTATCGTAGGTACAAATATAGGTTTGTCTGGAACACCATCAAATCGAATTAATATTGGTGGTGTTATTTTTGGTTCAAATACATATGCAACAACAACTGGTAATCCATCAACAGGTGCAACAGCGACAGGTATGATTGGTATTGGTGTAGAAACACCTACTGCTAGATTAACACTTCCAGCCGCAACTGCAACTCAAGCTTCATTAAGGCTCATTACTGGTTCAACAGCGCCGACATCACCAAACGATGGTGATATATGGATTCAAAATAATGATTTAAGAATTAGATTGAGTGGGGTTACAAAAATTGTTCAAGTTGACCCGTTTACTGCTAGTTCATCTACATTTTCTGGTGGAACGGTAAATGGTGCAACAATATTTACTAGTGGATTAACTGCAAATACGTTAAACGTGACTGGTAATGCTAGATTAGCTGGCCTGACAGCAAATACATTAACAGTAACTGGTAATACAATTGTATCTGGGTTAACAGCAACAACAATATCAGCAACAACCTATTTTAATTTACCAACATATATAAGCGCAACAACATTGTCAGGTAATGTGTTGAGTGTTACTTCAGGTGGTAGTACAGCACTTACATATACAATAAATGCTGTAACTGGTGGTACATATAATTCTGCAACAGGTACAATCACTCTTTCAGGTACAGGTTCTGTAAATGGAAATACCATCACAGGAATTACATCAGCAAGTAGTAATGTGTCATTTGGTGCTATTATTGGAACGGCATATACTTTACAGCTTTCAGCGGCTAATAATAATACCATTATTGAAATGACTAGTTCTACGGCTAATGTTGTATCCATACCACCTAGTGCTACAACCAATTTTAGCACTGGTGTTCAAATTGGTATTGTTCAAAATGGTACTGGTCAAACATCTATCAGTGGTGGTACTGGTGTAACTATATTAAGCTCTGGAGGTGCATTAAAGTTGAGAAGCCAGTATAGTTTTGCAACATTAATAAAGAAGTCTGGGGACGTTTGGTATTTATCGGGTGATATATCGGTATAAATAATTAATATATAATTAATATATTAATTATTATATTATTGTACTTATAATATAACAATTTTTTAAAAAAAATTTAAAATGAAAAAGTTTTTAACAATTCTTTTATTTATTCCATTATTTGCTAGCGCTAGAAAATTTTACGTTAGTTCAGCGGGTAGTGATAGTTACACAACAACACAAGCGCAAAATCCATTAACGCCTTGGCAAACATTATCTAAAGTACAAAGCAATGTTGCTAATGGTGATTCTGTATTGTTTGCAAAAGATTCTAAATTCTCGGGAACATTAACATTATCAAATAAATCTAACATTTATTTTGGTGTGTATGGAACAGGAGCCGACCCATTATTCTGGGGGACAAACTCTACAGTAAGTGTTTTAATTACATTGAATGGTTGTACAAACCTAACTTTCTATGGTTGGAAGATTAGCGATACAACAATATCAGCTACTGATAGATATATTCAAGCTAAGATACAAAATGTATTTGCTACGTATCAAGGATGTACAGGAATAGTTATTAGGAAGTGTACGATGGACAGAACTGGTTATGGCGTGTATTTTCCACCAGGCAATAATAATAACACCGTGGATTCTTGTGATATTGGAAATTTAAGGATGATTAGAAACACACCAACATCTGTTAATCCAGATGACGATTATGGTGGGGTGCCTGTTCAACTATCTAGTTCAAATAATATTGTTACTAACAACTACTTTCACGATTGTTATGCCGCTAGTTATGATTATACATTTGATGGTGGTGGTGTAGAATTTTTTGAAGAGGGTTCTGTTATTGAAAATAACGTGATTGCTTACAATACATTTTATGACTGTAATGGTATTTTTGAATTTGGTAGCAATAATGATGGTGTTGCTAATAATTTAATTCAAAATAATAAAATATATTACAACAAGATTATTAATAACAACACAGTAGTTTATATTAGTAATAGTGGACAGTATAAAACTGCGGTAAGAAACTTACAATTTTATAATAATGTAATGTTACAAACCGTTCCTAATACAAATCCAGGGGGTAGTAGCGGTATTATGTTTTCTATGTCAACATCAGAGGCTACAGCTGGGATTATAATCCTTAAAAATAATATAATTCAGGTATCTAATGGTTTATCATTAACAAGAAATGGACAGTTAAATGGTGCTAACTTAAGTCACACTAACAACATATATAAATTATCTAATGGTAGTGTTACTAATTTCACATTAGACGGTACTGAGATTTCCACATCTGGAATTATTTGGACAAATACAACAAACTCTAACCCTTTAAATTGGGATTATACATTAACAAGTACATCACCAGCCATAAATTCTGGAGTTAATGTAGGTCTTACAAGCGATTTTGTTGGTAATAGTGTTGGTGCTATACCTTCGATGGGTATATACCAATACGGTGGTTCGGTTACTCCAACACCATGTACTTTTACATATGGTAGTTGGACAACATGTTCTAACGGAACACAAACAAGACCATATACACCTACACCGACAGGTTGTATTGGGGTTCCACCAACTGATAGTATTCAAAGAAGTTGTACAACACCGATAGTACCGTGCACTTTCACATACGGAACTTGGACAACATGTAGTAATGGAATACAAACAAGACCGTTTACGAGTTCCCCAACTAATTGTACGGGAGTTCCTCCAGCAGACAGTTTAACAAGAACATGTGCATCCCCAACAACAAGAGGTAGAAAATTTTATTTTAGTTCAATTGGTAATGATTCGTATAGTGTTACACAAGCACAGAATCCATTGACCCCTTGGAAAACACTAGCAAAATTAAATACTTTAAGTAGTATTGCAACTGCTGGTGATACATTTGCTTTTAAAAGAGGTGAAATATTTGCTAATGGTACCGAGTTCAGCACAGTAGCTTCTGTAAAATGGTATGGTGGTGGATATGAAGGATTAAGCTTCCCTTCAGGTACTGCTACTAATCCAATTGTATTCACATATTATGGTGATATTAATTTAGAAAGCCCAAACTTACTATATCCTTATCCAAGTTCAGTTAGGTCAAACGAAAAAGGTGTATTGGCGTTTGCTAATGTAAGTTACATTGTGATAGACGGTATACAGTTTAATGATACAAGATTCCCTGTCAATGACAAACGTTCGGGTGCTTTTACAACGCTAGGACTTTGGTTTGGGGATAGTGGATACTGTAGTGGAAGTGATGGTTGTAAATGTAGTAACATCACGGTAAAAAACTGTAACTTTAGTAATACAGCATATGGTATTGTTGCCTTTGTTAGAGATTTTAAGATTGAAAATAATACATTTAGTAATTTTAAATCTACAGGTTGGATAACAGATACTGCAAGTCAAGCTGATATAGGTGCTGACCCAATGTTATTATCGGGAAGTAAATATAGAATAACAAATAATAGAATTACAGGTTCGTGGGCTTATGCCAATCCTTTTAATTCATCTAGTTCAGGTTTATTAGGTGGAGCTGTTGAAACTATTAATAATTTTGATAGTTCATTCATTGCCTATAATACATTCATTGATTGTAGCGGTGGTATGGAGTTTGGCACAAATTTACCAGGCGGTATACAAGGCCCAGATGACGATACAATTTGCTATAATAAATTTATCAATTGTAGCAACATTGCGTATGTTAATACTACAGGAACATATGCAACACAGGTTAAAAATTTACATTTTTGGAATAACTTTTTTGTAGAAGGTTCTATGTCACGTTTTAGTGGTAACAATGCTGGTGGTGATGCTATGGGTGATGGTCAAACATATGCAAACACAGGATTCATTTATTGGCCACCATACCCTATTAATAAATCAACTCGTTATCCATCATCAGAAAACTTCCAAAACGCTTGGAGGCCGATAGCGTCAGGTGACCATAGTGTTCAAGCAGCAGATACTGTATTTGATATTCGTAATAATGTATTTTGGATTAATAATGGGTTTTATGCTAAATACACACAATCTGAAAGACCTAAAGCGTTTTATAGAAATAATATCTATCACTTAGTTAGTGGTTATCAGGGAGCGGTTGGTTCATTTACACCTACGTCTTTAGGGCCTAATACCACATTAGCGATAGGCGAAAGAATTATCAATGGTAAATTAATTGTTGATAGTTCTAGCATATACCCACAAAATTGGGATATGCACATTGCTAGTGATACGTCTTATGCCATAAATAATGGTACAAATGTAGGTCTTAATAGAGATTTTGAAGGAAATATTGTTGGTGCAACACCTTCAATAGGAATATATCAGTATAATTCAGTTGCTCCAACACCTTGTATTTTTACATACGGAACTTGGACAACGTGTAATAATGGGGTTCAAACAAGACCATATGTAACATCTCCAACTGGATGTGTGGGATTTCCGCCAACTGATAGTATTCAAAGAAGTTGTACATCACCAATAGTACCTTGTAATTTTACATATGGAATTTGGACAACATGTGCTAATGGAACTCAAACAAGAACATATACATCCACACCAGTAGGTTGTACAGGGGTTCCTCCTGCGGATAGTGTTCAAAGAGCATGTGTTTCTCCAACACCATGTGTATTTACTTATAGTCAATGGAGTACATGTATTAATGGTTTACAATCTAGAACATATACTAGTGAACCTATAGGTTGCATTGGTCTTCCGTCAACGGATAGTTTAAGTAGGTCTTGTTCTTCAGTTAATATTAGAAGGTTTTTTTATAATTCAGATAGAAGGTCAATATATATAAATTCTAACACGTCTGGAACTATGGTGATTAAAAATATATTAGGGGTTACAGTTAAAACTTCTAGTTATTCGTCTGGTGGTGATTGGGTTAGTGTGAGAAACTTAACTTCAGGTAGTTATGTTGCTATTACATATAATCAATCAATATTATTTGTAAAACAATAGTGTTTTAGTTTATTATAAGAATACCCAAATATTTTATTTGTCAAAACAATTTTGGTGAATATTTATATTTGGGTATTTTTTATTAATATAGTATCTAATCAACAAATATGTCAAATAATTTAATATTAAGGACTCAAACAAGTCCATACGGTGACGAAACAAAGGGTAGTGTCTTAAGTCAAGCCGAACTTGACAATAATTTTATATTTCTAAAAGGTTTAGATATAGATAACGTCAATTTAAACGGAACAACACTACAATTAAATAGACTTAATGGTGATACATTGTCTATTAACTTAGATGATTTTAGAGGTCCTGCGGGTCCCGAAGGTGAAGCTGGTGCTACAGGTCCTGCTGGTGCTGCTGGTCCTGCTGGTGCTGCTGGAGCTGATGGTGCTGGTTCTGTTACAGCTGCAACATATTCTAGTGTTACAGGTATTTTAACGTTGGATAATACCAATGGTTCATCTATTAATGTTGATGGGTTCATAACGGGTGGTTCGGCTGATAGTACATTAGGTACACTAACTTTAAATAATAGTGATGGTTCATCAATCATAATAAATGGTTTTTCTACTGGTAGTACACCCACTTACACAAATTCTACACCCACAACAGCAGGGTTGGGTGGGATACCGCAATCGACTACATTTTTAAACCAAACAATGCAACAGATGTTTGATGCGTTATTATACCCATATCAAGTACCAGCATTTACATCATTCGCTAGAACTAACTTAACAACAGTTTATGAAGTTGGGCAACCAATTTCAATTGGTTCTCAAACATTTACTTGGGCCACATCAAATTCAACAAATGTAAGTGCGAACACGATAACTATAGAGCAGTTATCACCAAGTACAACAACATTGGTTAGTGGTTCGGCAAATGACGGAACGCAACCTGTAACATTATCAATTAATATTTCAAGTTCAACGGCTACTGTTACAGCACTTGATTTGTATAAAATCACAGCAACTAATAGTCAAGGTACAACATTTACAAGAAATATAACAGCTTTTTGGAGAAATAGGTGGTATTATGGCAAGTCACCTAATACTAGCATAACTGCAGCACAAGCAAGTGGTCTTACTAATACTGCTTTGGTTGCTAATGTTACAAATAATTATATTACTTGGCCGTCAACAGCAAGCCCTGAATATGGTTATTTAGTTATACCACAAAGTTTATCACAACCAACTAATTTAAAAGATTCTACAGCTGGTTGTAGTGGTATAGGTAATATACCGTACTCTGTAGTTGGAACATTATCATTTGGTAATATATATGGTATATCAACAACATATAATGTATACAGAACGACAAACGCTTTTGCAGGTTCATTAAATGCGTGGTTGTGCTCTTAAAAAATAAAAAATAAAAAAAGAAATATATGGCAACTATAGATGGCGGAGTACGCATAACTGGATTTATATCACCAACAGATACCCAAGATACTTATGCGGTTATTGACCCAGTTTATGGTGTTGATAGTTTAAGAAATGTTAATGATATTACTGCTAGGAATGAAATACCTTCTGAAAGAAGAAGAGCGGGAATGATTGTTGGTGTTAAAAATGGCGCATTTAATGATTATTACGTATTAAATAGTGGTAACACAACATGGAGTCAAATACAAATGGTTACAGGATTAACTTGGGACCTTGGGAGTTATGATTTGACATTAAACACATTTGGTGGTGGGATAACAAAAAATCTTAGCTCGTTGGCTTCAGACGTGACCGTTACAGGTGGTACTTATAATTCTTTAAACGGTATTGTTACGTTTTCATCAAGCACAACAAATACCCGTACTGGTTTATTTTATGCTGGTAACTGGAACGCATCTTCTGCATACACAGCTAGTACTGTTGTTACATATACTGTTAATAATTTAGATTACTACTCAATCGCAAATGTTAGTGCAAACCCAACACCACCTAGTGGGGATACAGCTAATTGGAGGCCAATTAGTTCTCGTGGTGTATTTATTGTTACTGGATTTACTGCAGGTTATACAAACATATATACAACAGCTGCAACATATAATCAAACAGGTGCTTCAATTGCGCTAGATTTTACTGACCCAAGTAAAAATTTAAGTATTACAGGTATAACAACACTGTATGGTAAAGATGATTCAATAAAATCAGATAGGCGTGTTGACTTAAACCAAAAAACATTAAATTTTAGTTCATCAACAGCGCCAAACAGTTTAACAATTAGTACTGGTGGTACAGTTGGTATTGGTGTTTTATCGGCTAGTACAAAATTACATATTTCGGCAGCTACTGACCCAATTAGAATTGAGGGTATAGGAGGTTCTTCTGATTCAAATGTTTTAACAATTGACAATGTTGGTGTGGTACATTCAATTTCTGTTGCTTCACTTACTTCAACAGTCGCTTCAAGCATTAATACCTTATATACTAGTGACGGTGCTTTAAACGGTAATAGGGTTGTTGATTTAAATCAAAAAACATTAAACTTTAGTTCTTCGACAATACCAAATGCTTTAACGGTTAGTACTGGTGGAACTGTTGGTATTGGTGTTTTATCGGGAACCAATACACTACATGTAACCGCAACAACAAACCCAGTTAGATTTCAAGGATTAGCGGGTATATCAGCTGATACGTATCTTACGAGTGTTGATACAAATGGTGTATTACGTGCATTTTCTGCTACAACTGGTAGGATACCATTTTTTAGTTCTAATCAAATTACAACTAACGCTGATTTTACATATTCACAAGGTGCTTCGGGTACGGGTACTTTATTTTTACCTTCTTCATTCCCAGCGATAAATTTTGGTACTTCTAGGGCTGTTATTTACTCTCCAGCTGCCCCATTAGGACTATATTTTGAAACGTCATATAATGCAGGTGGTGGTGGTCTTAGTAATCAATATCCAGACCCTTCCAAAATGTTTGTATTTAGAAATAAACCATATAACAACGATTTGGTAATGTCGCATCTTGATAGACCAAATTCTAAGTTTTTAAATAGTAACGGTGTTCTTACATTTTCCGCACCAGTTGCCGCTTTTGGTGGGCAGGTGGTTATAAATGAAACTAGTACTGTTGGACCGCCAAACCCAATAAGGAGTTTTTGGGGTACAGCTGGTTCCGCTCTTAATATTAAAAGCGCTGTATATACTGAGGCAAATAGTACTGCTACACCAGCAACACGTAGTGAGATAGTGGCTAATAGTTTTAATATTCCAACATTTAGTGCTAATACAACATTAATTACAAGCACCCAAAATTATACAACATTATCAAGTTATTTGATGTATTATTCAGCTGCTACTACTGGTGGTACTGTTCTATCAATAACAATAAACGATTCTTTACTTAGTAATTTTTATAATGCTAGTTTGTTTGCATTACCTAGTTTGAGCACATCAAGTGCTGGAACCGCATCGTCATTAGGGGAAATATTAAGCGCAACTAGTACAGGATATAGGGGCGTTTCGTATTCGCAAATTGTTGCTCAAACAGGTTTAACCGACCCTGGGTTTTTTACAGGTATAACAACAGGTTCTACAACATATTATACTGGTGTTACATCTGGTGTTACGTATAGTGCTTTAAGTAACGTATACATTGCTGGTGCACCAATAAAGGGGTCTAATGTATCAGGTGATACATATGCGTTAAAGGTTCAAACAGGTACAACATATTTTGGTGGTGATGTAACATTGTCTAGTATTTCTAGTGCTGCTACTGCTACTCAGGTATTAACAAGAGAATCTAACGGAAATGTTTCATTTAAAAACATTAATGATATAGGTGGTGGTAATCTTACTGCAGATACTTTTGTAACAGGGTTTACGTTATCATCAAATACAATAACCTTAACTCAAAATAGAACAGACGGATATTCAGCATTTACAATAAGCCTATCTGCGTATACAGGTTCGTCGTCTGCTTCAGGTGCTTATCTTCCATTAAGTGGTGGAACAGTAAGTGGTGGTACGGTATTTACTAGTGGTTTAACTGCAAATACATTAACATTATCTGGTATTTCTAGTGGTACTACAGCTCCTCAGTTATTAACAAGAGAATCTAACGGAAGTGTTTCGTTTAAGAGCATTACTGATATAACTGGTGGTAATGTTCTTGGTAATATTGGTGCAACACTTTATTGGTACGATGAAAATAATACACCACCTGCTGTTATTCCAGTAGCTACAGGTACTGGTTCTATAGCTTTTGGTAATGGAGCTAAAGCTTTAGCTAGCAGTATGTTTGTATTTGGTTTAAGCGCTGGTACATCAGCCACTAACGCTAGTGGTTCAACATTTATTGGTGATAGAAGTGGTTTTGGTGCAACTTTTGCCGATAATTCTTTATTTATCGGTGACCAAGCTGGTTATCAATCCAGTAACGCTAATAATTCAACATTTATTGGTGTTGGTGCTGGTTCTAATGCTAGTAGCGCTAGTAATTCAACATTTATTGGTACACAAAGTGGATTAGGTGGTACTAGCGCAAATAACTCAATAATGATTGGTAGTCAGGCGGGTTATGGTGCAACATCTGCTAATAATTCTCAATTTTTTGGCGTTAGCGCTGGTAAAGGTGCTACTGGTGCAACTTATTCATTCTTTGCTGGTTCTGGTGCTGGTTGGAGTGCTAGCTCTGTTACTAGTTCGGCTTTTATAGGTAAAAATGCTGGTAGTGGTGCAACTAACGCTAGCTACTCACTATTTATTGGTGAGGACGCTGGTAAAAATGCAACAAGTGCTAGTGGTTCAACATTTATTGGTCGAAGTGCTGGTGATAATTCCACCAATTTAACGGGTAAATCAGAATATAGTATTGCTATTGGGTATGAGGCTCTTAAATCATCCTCAAATAACGATAAGGGTGTATATATAGGATACCAAGCAGGTCAAAGCTCGGTAAATTCAACATCATCTGTAATCATAGGTAATGGAACAGCTAGGGGTATTACGGGTAGTACAAGCCTAAATGGGGTGTATATTGGTACTAGTGCTGGTGAATTAGCTCATACTTCTAGTGGTTCTGTTTTTATTGGTACTAATGCTGGTGTCGGAGCAAATGGTTCTAGTACCGCAGTTATGATTGGAAGTAATGCTGGTAATGCTGGTGATATCGCCCCAAATGCAGTTATGATTGGTGCTGATGCTGGTAAGAATTCAACAGGTGCTGACAGGGGTATTTTTATTGGTAGTAATTCTGGTGAAGGTGTAACAGGTACAACTAATGGTATTTTTATTGGAAATTTAGCTGGGTCTGGTGTTGGTACTAGTGATAACATGATAGCAATTGGTGTTAATGCGGGGTTGAATGTAAAAACAGCCGCATCCACAATAATTATTGGCCCTAGTGCTGGTAGCGGAACAACATCTAACTCAAGTATCATAATAGGTAGTAAAGCTGCTTCTAGTGGTGGATTTGGTAACAATAATATTATTATTGGTACTAATATAACATTAAGTTCGGGTACAGTAAATTCGTTTAATATAGGTGGTGTTTTATTTGGGACTGGATGTAATTCAAACGATGTTTCAAGTTCAATATTTACCGCAATTACTGGTAGTGCTGTAAGTATTGGCATTAATAAACCAAATTCTAGTGCGATATTAGATTTAACATCAACATCTAAAGGTTTTTTACCACCAAGAGTAGGTAGTGGAGATTTGCCAAGTAGTCCAGCAAAAGGACTTATTGTTCATTCAGATGCCTCTGGAAGTACTCCTACAAGGAGATATGCTGGTCTCCAGTTGTATGATGGTACTATGTGGAGAACAATAAACCCTTATAAAAGATATGTTGCGGCGGTTGATATAGATTCTGGAAATAATATGACTGCTGGTTATCCTATTGTTTTAGAAAATGAACTTAACACAACAATTGGTGTAGTTTACGATAGGAGTGTAAAAGTAATAACAATTAGCGCATCTACTGGTACACCATTTACTACTGATAAAACGGCAATTTTTGCTACATGTGGTGTATCTAAGGGTGGGGGTGATATAACAGTAGCTACTTATGGTTTTATGTTTACCAATTTTGTAGATTCAAGTAAAATACAAGTAGCTAAGGCAACCTCAGATAGGGTATTTGGCGATACCTATTATACTGTGATAGAAATAAGAGTTTATGATTAATATTAAAATAATATATGGAATTTTTTATAAATAAAGGCGCAACATTACCTATCCTAAAGCTTGAGCTAATTCAAGATGGTAGAAATGATTTCAGAAGATTTTTTGAACAAATTCAAAATGCAACAATATATTTTAGTATGTCTGATGTAACAACAGGCGTTAAAAGAATCGGTAGAAAAATTGCTGGTACCCAACTTGTAATACCTGTTGATTGTGTTGGTGAGGAATATTATCTAGTTTATCAATTTTCTGAAAGGGATACTGAAAAGGCTGGAAGATATGTTGGTACTTTTACGATAGAATTTTTAGATGGTAGTGGAACGTTGGTTGTTCCAATTAGAGAAGAATTATTTATAAATGTCTTAGAAGGGAGCATAAAAAAATAAAATATGAAATTATTTTATATTGGTTTAACAGCCTCATCATATAAAACATCTGCATCTACGGAAGGACAATTAAAATTTGTTTTTAATTCAACAGGTAATTCGTTAAACTTTTTTGTTCAGGGCTCCTCTAATTTCACAATGACAGTAAATTGGGGTGATGGCTCTCAAAATACATATTTAAGTTCTGATAACTATACACCATCACACACATATTCAATTAACGGTAACTATACCGCATCAACAGCTATTAACAACCCAATATTAATTAACAATTTGGACATATCTTCAGGGTATGGTAATAATAGATTAAGGGATATAATAGGTTTAGAGAATTTAAGTGGTTTAACGTATTTAAATTTAAGTGGTAACTTAATCAATAACTTTGATAGTAGAATTTCAACATTACCTAGTTCGGTTCAAACGTTGGATTTATCGTATAATAGTGTAACAGCATTTACACCGACTAGTTTACCACAAGGGCTGACTGATTTATATTTAAATAATAATTTATTGACAGGGTTCACCCCAACAGTTCCTTTTCCTTTGGGTATTTCAAATCTTTATTTGAATAATAATTTAATCACAAATTATGACCCATCATTACCAATACCAAGTATTCAAACATTAAATTTAAGCTATAATTCAATAACTAATTTTACACCGTATCAACCATTACCTAGCAGATTGCAGGTGTTAGATTTAAGTTATAATTCAATATCAACATTTAATCCATGGTCGTTAGGTAATCCATTCCCTAATTTTATTTCGTATATATATTTGAACGATAATTCGTTGCCTAATAGTGGTATAACTAACACATTAATTAAATTGAGTGCAACTACGTATTGGCAAAATCCAAATACAATAACATTATTTAATCAAACTGGTAATGGTTGTTTATCTGCCAATACATTAGGATATAGCGCATATACAAGTCTGGTTTCAAGTGGATGGACTATAGATGTAACTAATTGTTAAATAAAAAATTAAAAAAATAAAAAAAATGAAAAAAGTATTACTAGTATTAACGTTAAGTTTATTAACGATTTTTGGTTTTAGTCAAACAGCGCCAACGGTTACAACTAATGCGATAAGTCGTATTGAGGCACTTAGAGCAGAAAGTGGTGGTAATGTAACAAGTGATGGGGGTTCTCCAGTAACAAAAAGAGGTGTTGTTTGGAGTACTTCTCCAAATCCAAAATTAAGCCCTTATGTTAAATACTATAGACTAGGTTATCCTTCTACAGGTACTGGTCCTTATGTTAATCATTTTGTTGCCGTTATACCACCGAATTATCCAGATGGTGGTGGTGGAATTATGCCATTATTACCATCAACAACTTATTATATCAGAGCGTTTGCTATAAATGCTGTTGATACTTCGTATGGTAATGAACTTACATTTACAACACTTGCTGCTGGCCCAAATAAAAAATACTATTTTAGTACTTCAGGTAACGATGATAATGATGGTTTATCACCAAGTACACCTAAAAAAACGTTGATTGCTCTTCAAAATATGACATCAAGTCCAAATGTTACTTTCTTGCCTGGTGATTCAATACTGTTTAAAAGAGGTGACATGTTTGCAAACGGATATGATGGTACCCTTGGTTATTTTAATTTTGTGAGTTTTTCATATATTGATAGGCCGTATGACGATTTTACCGCACCTAGTGGAACACCTGAAAAACCGATTGTGTTTTCAAGTTATGGTGACAAGTCTTTGCCATTACCTAATTTTGTTTTTCCAACGGCTGAATCCCCATATAAAGATGGTCCCACTCACTGGGTTGCACAATTTGGTGGTGTTAGCAATATAATAATAGATGGGTTACAATTTAATGATACCCGTTTTCCTGTTGCCGATAAACAAAATCCTGCGTATAGTTACGGTGGAATGTTAATGGGTGAATACCAAGACACTAAAGTTAATGGTACCGATACAATTTGGGGCACTAACAGAGATTATGGTGATAGAAAAGGTAGTGTATTTAATTTTACAGTTCAAAACTGTTATTTTAGTAATATGTCATTCGGTATTGGTTCAGTAAGTGCTTTTAATAGTAAGATTACTAAAAATGTATTCACCAACTTTAAAAGTACGGTTGATACGTTTGGGATTAATGATGTATTAGCTGGCGCAATAGAAGCTTTAAATGGTAAAAATCTGGAAATTAGTTATAATTATTTTAAAGGTGCTTGGGCCAAATCAGGTAGAAATTCATCAACACAAGGAATGGGTGGTATAACTTTAGACGTGTTTAATTTACAAAATTCAAAAATAGTATATAATAAAGTAATCGACTGTAGTAGTTTTATTGAAGCAGGAAGCATAGACAATGATGATATTACTTCAGGTATGAATAACGATACAATTGCATTTAACTTAATAATAAATTCGTTGGATGTTATTAGTTTACATTTACCTTGTGGTGATGTTTTTGCCGCAGCGCAATATAATATAAGAATTTGGAATAATATAGTTGTAGAAAACGACAAAAGTAGATTTTCAGGTAATGGATTTGGTGGTGATGTGTATGGTGATGGCCAAGATTTTAAATGGTGGTTTTGGGGTGCGAATTTTTTAACAACTGGAAATATTGACCCGACAGGTACCTTTACATCAGGTTCAAACCAAATAACATCCTTATCAAGAATGGATGGTATTCAAGTGGGGTCAACAGTGTACGGACCTGAAAAAGCGGTCCCACCATATTTTGCTGGTGGGGATAGAGATTATGCAACAGTAACATCTTTAGGTGTAAATTCAATAACACTAGACAAAGCGCCGCAAAGAACAGGAGTTGATGTAGAATTTTTGGCTTTCCCGCCATTATCTACCAAGGGTATTAGGTGGAGTCAACCAAACAATCCATCGTCAAGTGGTTACTATGGTGGTTTTGATAACAATGCAGATAATGATAGATTGTTTGCGTTCTTTTCAGGTCCAGCATGTTATGGTAATGATTACGATACACTTATCGACATGAGAAATAATATTATTTGGGGTACGACTGGACTACAATTAATTTATCCTGATAGTAGAGTCACAAATTCTAATGGAACAAGAATAAAAAGAAAAAACAATATCTATTATGTGAATGGTGGGTTTTCACATACATTCCCTACAGGACAAGGAACAAGTTTTAATAATGTTTCTAGACTCGGAGATGGCGCAAGTTTAAATTCAGGAGAAGTGCTTTATACTGGTTCACAACAAATATTTAAAAATACAACGTCACCAAATCCTGAAAATTGGGATTTTACTTTGGTGCCTGGGAGTTATGGTATTGGTAATGGTTCATTGATTAGTGGAATTAATAAAGATTTTGCTGGTGCACCTTTAACTAGTACGATGGATATTGGATTATACAAATATTCAGCAACACCAAATGTTGTATTGGTATCATCAACAAACACAACATGTAAAACTAGAAATGATGGGACAATAACTTTAAGTGGTTCTGGTGGAACAGCGCCTTATACGTATAAAGTTGGTACTTCAGCATTTACAACAACAACAAGCTATACAGGGTTAAAAGCTGGAACGTATGTATGTACTATTAAAGATTCAAAAGGATTGGTTTCATCAATTAATGTTACAATTAAGGGTAGCAGCGTTGTTGTTTGCCCATAATAATATATTTATTATTAAAGAAATAAAAAATGATAGATTTAATAAAAAAAATGCTTGATGAAGCATTGATACTTAAGGCTGATAAAGATAAAAATATGCTGGTTGTTCAATCAAATGAGGTTGACGCAAAAAAAGCATCACAAGAAACATTTAGAAATAAAGAAACACTTAAAGCTTCTGGTTTTAAATGGGGCCCAAGTGCTAATTATCCCGCACCAGTTTGGGTGACAGATATGGATAATTTTGAAAACGCTAAAAAAGTTTTGTCTGATATTAATAAGTCAGGTGAATTTATTGATAAACTTGAAAACTTAGAAGAATTTGTTTCTAATTCAGAAGATTTTAAAGGTAAGGGAAATCTTATGGATAAAATCAACATGTATGTTCAAGATTTAGCAAATGCCACCGATGAAAAAGCAATGACCGCTGAGATTAAAAGATATCTTACATTTTTTGCTGGGTTTAGAGGTCATAGTTTTTATAACACATTACTTATATGGATTCAAAAACCAGACGCAAAAAAAGTTGCTGGTTTTAGACAATGGGAAAAGAAATTTAGAAGGGTTAAAAAAGGTGCAAAAGGAATTATGATATTTGCACCTGTTATGTCAAAAACAGCAAAAGATGATACCCAAGTTAATGATACACAATTAGATAACGAAGTTAAAAAGGGTATGCCAGTTAGGTTTATGCCTGTATACGTATTTGATATTTCTGATACAGAGGCAATTGACGAAAGAGGTGATGTTCCTGAAACACCAAAATGGTTTCAAGATAGTGAACCAACCGAAAGAACAAAAGAATTATATAAATACTTATCAGAAATTCTTGATGTTATGGGGGTTAAATTAACTAAGGGTGATGCAAAAGCTGGTGAGAAAGGTTATTCCGCTGGTAATCATATTAATATGTCATCTGAAGTTGAGGGTGCTGGTGAAGTGTCAACACTTATACATGAATTAGCACACGAATTAATGCATTGGAAAAAATCATCAATATACTATCAAGGTGATGAGGTTAAATATGATAGTGCAATTAAAGAATTACAAGCAGAAAGTGTTGCATATATTGTAATGAAACATTATGGATTGCCAGTTACTCATCAAACAACATACCTAGCGTTATGGAAAGCTAATAAAGAAAAAATTTTAGCAAACATAAAAGTTATTTCTGATGTTGCTAAATTTATCATCGATGAAATTGATAAAGTTGCCGCACAAAATTCATCCGAAAAAAATGATGTTGACGAGGGATTTGATTTGTATCTTTAAAAAATATTTCGTATATTTGTTGAGCCCTACATAAGGGCTCAAATTTTTTTATCCCAAATAATTTGTTTTGGTGTAATATCCTTTGTATATTTGTAAAAATATTTTATAATGAGTGATAATAAAAAGAAGGTAGACCCTGAAGTTATTGAGAATTTTTTACATGGTAGTAACCCTAAAAAATACGTTGTAAGTATCGAAGCTAGTTACAATCAGCCATTTGTACACCTTATTATAAACGACCCTGATGAGGGTAAAAAAATAGAGAAACATAAGTTCCAACCGTTTTTATGGTTTAAACATGATGTTACGGAAATAATGTATGAGGGCAAGAGAAGTAAAATTATCGCGGCTAGAGAAAAGCACAATATCAAGATAAAAGCCCTTAGAACACACCACGATAATGGTGATGTACCCCAAAGATTAGAAAACGGATATAAATACATTGCTCAATGTAAGGGGTCTTATAATAATTTAATACAATTTTTTAAGGAGGGTGGTATTGATGTTTTTGATAAAAAATATTCAAAACTATTTTTCATGTTCTCACCTGTTGAACAATTTATGATTCAATCAGGTATTAGGTTGTTTAAGGGTATGGAAGATTATAATGACCTACATCGTTTTCAATTTGACTTGGAGACAGAGGGGTTGTTGGGTTCTAAAAATGCAATATTCCAAATAGGAATGAAAGACAATAGGGGTTTTGAATACGTGTTAGAAACAACTGGTGATACACATAAAGAAAGAAGAGATTCAGAAAGAAAAAATTTAAAAACTTTTTTTAAAGTTATTAATCATCTTAAACCCGACATCATTAGTGGTTATAACTCAGAGTCTTTTGACTGGAAATTTATTATTGATACCTGCAAAAGATTGTATATATCGGCAAATGATATTGCGATAACGCTGGACGGGGAAACCCCACTGAAAAGAAAACCTGCAATGCTTAAGCTAGGTAATGAGCAAGAGACTTTTGAACAAACGTACATGTGGGGTTATAATATCATCGATATTGCTCACTCTGTTCGTAGAGCACAGGCTATTAATTCAGATATTAAAAGTTGGGGGTTAAAGTACATCACAAAATATTCTGATGTTGCAAAACCAAATCGGGTATACGTCGCTGGTGATAAAATACATTCAACATGGTCTGACAAAGAAAGCAAATACGCATTAAACGATACCAACGGAGATTATTACAAGATATCAGATAGAATGCCGTTAAAAGAAGGGTATGAAGAGGTTGGTGGTGATTATATTGTTAAGAGATATCTATTAGATGACCTTTGGGAAACGGAGCAGATTGATAATATATTTAATCAGGCCGCATTTTTGATTTCTAAACTGTTACCAACAACATATAGTAGAAGTTCTACTATGGGTACCGCTAGTCAGTGGAAATTAATCATGGCCGCTTGGTCATATGAAAATGAATTGGCAATTCCAGAGACTGAACCAAAAAGAGAATTTACTGGTGGTCTTTCTAGGTTGCTTGAAGTGGGTTATGCTAGGAATGTTGTTAAACTTGATTATGCTGCTCTTTATCCTAAAACAGAGATAACATGGGGTATTTTTCCAGATTTAGATATTAGTGGTGTTATGGAAGGGTTGTTAACATACATTGTTGATACCCGTGATAAGTTTAAATTTCTTACGTCAGAAGAAAAAGATATTGTTAAAGGGCTTCGAAAACTTATTGAAAACACTCTCGGTGATGGTTTGGAAAACCATACAAAAGAAATCAAAAAACACAAAGCTTTGGCTGGTCTTTATGACAAAAAACAATTGCCGTTAAAGATATTAGCTAACTCTTGGTTCGGTGCTTATGGTGCCCCGTATATTTTTAACTGGGGTGATACAAACTGTGCAGAAGAAACTACTTGTCGTGGTCGTCAGTATCTTAGATTGATGGTTAGGCATTTTAGTGAGAAATATGGTTTTAAAGCGCTTGTTGGTGATACGGATGGTTTCAACTTTTCGTTCCCTGATAATATTAATGATATTAAATATTTAGCTAGGGGCTCACATTGGAAAACAGAAAAAAATGCTGGTGTTGAATTAGTTGGGTTAGAGGCAGTGTTGGCCGAGTTTAATGAAAATTATATGATTGGTAGGATGGGTTTAGATATTGATGATATTTGTAATTCAACGATTAACTTTTCTAGAAAGAACTACGCAAATGATATAGGTGGTAAAATTAAGTTTGTTGGTAACTCTATCAAGTCTAAAAAGATGCCTGTATATATCGAAGATTTTTTAGATAAGGCGATTAGGTTATTGCTTGATGGTAAGGGTAAGGAATTCATCACCCATTATCATGACTATGTAGATAAGATTTATAACTTCAACATACCGCTAGTTAAAATTGCATCTAAATCAAAAGTTAAATGTTCTATTTCTGAATATAAGGCTAAAGCGAATAAGAAAAATAAAGCTGGCAATCCAATGCCTAAACAGGCGCACATGGAATTGGCACTTAAACATGATTTAAATGTTAATCTTGGTGATACAATTTATTATGTTAATACAGGTAAGGGTAAAACGCAGGGTGATATAAAGACTTTGAATAAGTCTAAGATGACAAAAAAAGAATTGGAAACGTATTTTAATGCTAATGGTCATTACCCTAAGTTTGAAACGGAAATACAAATCAATTGTCAATTAATTGACACATTAGTTGTTGATTCAAACCTAGAAATGATTAAAGAGATTGAAACACTTAAAAAGTTATTGGTAGGTGTTGCTGATGAAGATAAAATAAACGAAATCAATTCACAAATTGAACAGATTGAATCTGGATTGTTAACTGATGATTATAATGTTGCAAAATATTTGGAATCATTTAATAAAAAAGTTAAACCACTATTAGTTTGTTTTCATTCTGATATTAGAGATAGGATATTATTGACAATTAAAAAGGATAAGAAAACTAAACTTGAAAAGTTAACAGATAAAAATATATTCACGGAAGAGCAATGTACGCTTGTATCAGGTATGCCAAATAAACCAACAGACCAAGATACCTACGAAGAACTTATGACAATGGAAGATAAAGAAATAAGATTCTGGGATTCTGTTAATAAAGTACCAAATAATATGGATGAAAATGATTGGTACGCAACTAGAGATGACTATCGTCAAAGAATGATTATTGAAAGAGAAAATGGTATTAAGTTTGAATTAGATAGATTAGATAGTATCTTTAAACAAATGGAAATTAATGAATTAGATGATGTTTCCGAAAAGTTAATTCTACCAAAAGAGATATTAATCATCGCAACGGTTAATGAGGGTGGATATTTTATTTCTAGAAAATGGGGTGCTCAATTATACCATGTTAATGAAATGTTTAAATATGAGAATGAGGCGATTGAAAGAAGTTATTGGTATAAAAACACCAACAAACATTCTGATAATAGATACGAATTATGGTTGGAATACAAATCGGAGCAATCGATAGAAATAGGTTTGGGTGGCGAACAATTGTCTAGTGAAGATATCCTTTCATTAAAAGAAAATATAGCACCGATTGAAACACAGTTAAAATTAAAACCCGTTAAACAAAAGAAAGAAACTGAAGAGGATGATGATGGTGACGAAGAAGACGAAGAAGACGATACCGAAGAATTAGATGTTACAGATGAATTTATTCCAGAACTTGAAAGGATTCATTTTGAAATCGAAACGAAAAGTTTTACACCTGATACCGAGCCAGCTGCTGAGGTTGATTATGTTAAAGTGCTGATGGAAAGCCTAAAAACAGAAAGAGATGAAATAGAAGATGATGAATGGAACTTTTAATAAAAAATGGGAGGCATTGCCTCCCATTAATATTTTAATACACCCAGAAACCTAGTGGTCTATATTTTAATTGTTTATTTAAAAACTCTGACTCATTTGCAGCTCTTTCAAGTTGTTTTGTAGATGAAAGTCTATCAAGTCTTGCGTCCAGCCTTTCTAAAACAGCCTTTCTTTCGTCGTTACCTTCACTAATAAGTGTTTCATAGTCCATTGTTCTTTCTGCCTCTGGTGGACCTACAATACCGCCAAACTTACCTCTTACTCTACCTAGCGCTCTCTTTGCTTCAGCAATAAATAATTGTCTGATAAGAGTTTTAGTTGGTTCGTTAAATGTTGAATAATCTAATTTTGAAAGTGGTACTTCGTTTGGTAATTTAATGATATCTGGATTGTCTCTTCTGCATTCGTCTACGTTTGCGCCATCTGTATCATAATAGTGATACCATACTTGACAACCAGATAAGTTAATTGAGTTTCCGACACCACCAATACCTTGACCAAATGATAGTCTTGAGCCAGGTGTACTTAGGAGATGTAATAATTTTGTACCATTAGGGCCAGCGGTTATTTTATATACTAATTCGCTTCTTACAATTCTATTTTTAAGATTCATATCCGAAGCTGTTAATAATATATCAAAAGCTGGGGATATATAGTATCCGCTTCTACCGCCACCAGTACCTGTACCAGCTGTGCCGTATCCTCCACCCATTTGTGCAAAACCACCACCAAAACCGTAGTCAATACCACCATAGTTTGCTAATAGTGCTTGGCTAATGGCTGTTGGTGTTAACCAAAGAACTTCGTTTATTTCTCTGTTTGCAGGAATTTGATATACTTGTCTACCTTCTTCAAGTTCAACATAATCCTTTTTTAATTCCCATGGACCAGCTGCTTGTAGTCCAACTTGTTTTGAGTACGCGTATGTATATTGTGTTACAAAATCAAATGACCTAACGCTAAGAGCAAATGCCATATCGATTGTATCGATGTTTTTACCAAGTATTGATAACCATTGATGTTCTACGAGCCATTCTTGAACATATTGGGCATAATCCTCTACGGCTATGTCCAATAAGGTACACAGTTGGTCGTCTGTCATTTCTATTTGACGAATAGGTGCGCCAACTGAATGTCTAAATTGTGTGAATAATCTTTCACGGTCTTCTGAGCTAACTGACATATTTGTTATTTTCTTATAAATATTTGAAAATAACGAATTAAACTAAAAACTTCTTAGTTAAATCGGCAGCTTCTCGAATTGACCTGAAACTAGTATGTGGGATAAGAATTTGTGGACCAATTTTAACCATTGGTACATCATCACATTTTGCTACTTCATATAGCTTATTAAATTCAGGTTCGTTTTCTGGTTTGTTAACATCAACCTCAACAAATTCAACACCTTCATTTATAAAAATTTCTTTTAGTTCTGCACAATATGGGCAGTTTTCAACAGTATATAATCTAACCATTGTCTTCATCGATTAATTTATTTGTCATTATTTCAATTATTTCTTCTTCAGATAATTGATTATCACCTATGATTGTAGATATGATATCTTTTTTTGTTCTAAGTGTTTCCCACATTCTAGTTGATATTGTATCTTCAAATAATTGATAGTAAACATTTACGTTATTATTTTGTCCAATTCTATATGCTCTGTCTTCGGCTTGTTCGTTGCTGCCTGGCACCCAATCAAATGAATTAAAGACAACAAAATTAGCTTTTGTTAATGTGATACCAACACCAGCCGATTTTATATTACCAATAAATACTTTAATTTTATCATTGTTTTGAAAATCATCAACCGAACGTTGTTTTTGTTTATCATTCATGGGCCCATTATGTGTTACGCATAATTTACCAAAATGTTCAGCCAGTTCATTTAGTTCGTCGGTAAAACTAGTAAATATAATAACTTTTTTACCTGTTTCTAATATGTTTTCAACCATCTCGATAGTTTGTGGGATGGCTTCAATAGCAATAAACTTTCTTAAAAGAATTAGTTCAACCAAATCTCTTTGTATTGAACCTTTTTTCTTTTCAGCTTTTCTTTTATCTAAATAATCTTCCCAAAGTCTATCGTACTCGTCCCAACCTTTATCGGATAATTGATGGTACATAGGTGTAATAACTTTATCTGGCATATCTAACACATTCTCTTTCAATCTTCTAAGTATTAAATTTTTTGTTTTTGCTGCTAATTCGTCTAGGTTTGATGCTCCGTCTGTTAACCATATTTGTTTTCTTTGTCCGTTTTTTAATGTTCTAAAGAATTTTCTTGCATCGCAATATCTGGTTGCAAAATATTGCCAATTATCCGCTATTGGTGATTTAATTATCTTTAATAAGTTAAAGAAGTCCATTGGTCTATTGGCCACAGGTGTTCCTGTTAATAACCAAACTCTTTCAATATTATGGTTAACAACCAAGTCGACCATTATTTCACCACGAATGCTTTTATTGTTTTTTAAGTAATGTGCTTCATCTACAATAACAAGGTCAAACTTTGCATTTACTATGTGTCTATTATATTCTAATACTGGGTCGGTATCTTTTTTCTTTTTACCGTCACCTAGTGTATGAAAGTTTTTAAGGATGTCATAATTAATGATAGTAAATTTTGCGTTTTGCCATTTTCTACCCTCAACGATAGCGACGTCGTCACAAAATACATTTATTTCTCGTTTCCAATTTATTTTAACAGCTGAGGGGCAAACAACAAGTATGTTTTTAGCACCGCTTTCTAGCGCTGCAATGATTGATTGTATTGACTTGCCCAATCCCATATCGTCAGCTAGGATACTACCGTTTCTAGATAATAAAAATTTTATACCTTCTTCTTGATGTTTGTATAATTGTTTTCCTGTTTTCTTTAAAACGTCATTATATTTATCAAAATTTACATCTATATCTATTTTTTCATAATATGGGTCGTCTAAAACTTGTGTTTTTGGTAACCAATACATTTTTGATTCTGTTTGGTTTCTTTTTAGCTTACCATATATGTGAAATGTTTTTTCGTTTTCTGCTAAAATATATTCAATCAATACTCTTTCAGGTAAAAAAGATAGTTCTTCTTTTTTTTGTAGTTCTTCACCTAAGAAAGGTGTGATATTTACAACTTTATTTATCGGTATAGGTTCCTTTTGATGGTTGTCAATAATGTATTTTATTTGCGTTTCCGTTAATGTAATTTTTTTATTTTTTAAATATTCCTTTTTCATTTTGCGAATATACGGATTTATACCAGAATATTCTTCCAATAAGTTAAGTGCTGAATGACCCTTGATATCGTCTAAATTAATCAATTTGACTGTATTTTAATATAAATATTATATTACTAATATAATAAAATATCAAATAAAATCAAGTACTTAAGAATATTTAACCTAATCTAAATATTTATGAATAAAAGATATGGTAAACTCTAAAATAACACCAATAACGCGAATAAACAAGTTTTTTTCTGGTGAAGATTTTGAACTAGAAGTTAGTATGAGTAGAGAAGCTATTGAAGGTGATGGTAATTTTACCGTTATTCTTTATAGAGTTGATAGAGAGATGACTCAGTATGATGATTTGTATACCGAAGCAACCAAAGATGGTATTAGATTTTTACCACCAATTGAGCTTAAGGTAATACCAATAATGGCGGAACCAGAAAATAGAACCTATAACCCAAATGGTTCGGCTAGATATTTACTAGATGGACCATTAACATTCGGTATTTATGATGCTCAGCTTACCGAACAAAAAATTGATATTCTTTATGGTGATTATATCGGATATCCAGTAACTGAAACAAGTATAATATATTTTAGTGTATCAAATGATGGAAAAAAGAATTTTGATAACGCGCATACAATAATGGGGTGGAAGGGTGCATTTAGAACAATTCTTTGTGCACCTGTGGATTCTTCAGAGTTTCGCGCTTTGTAATAAAAATTAAATTAAAAATAAAAAAATGGCAGTTCCAAAAGGCTTTAGAAATAACATAAATATTAATCCAGGTAAGATTGGCCCAGAAAGAAGACAAGAAATTCTTGACGATATTGCAGACCACGGTACTTTTTTACCAAGAGGTGTTTCTGAAGAAGATATGGATGAAACATTTGTTGATTTTGTTAAAAATGAATTAGGTATTACTGTTGATGATGGAAAGGTGCCTGTATTATTTTTAACAATACAAAGATGGTCTGAATTTACAAAAACATGGCAATTTAGTGATAAGTATAACGATATACAATTACCTTTTATTACAATTGTTAGAAAACCAGATGCTCAAGTAGGTCAAAACCAAGCAGGTAATTACAATATTCCAGGAAATAGAACCTACACATACATGAAAGTTCCAACTTGGGATGGAGCTAGAAAGGGTGTTGATGTATATAAGGTACCGCAACCGACATCTGTTGATATTAGTTACGAGATTAGGATTTTTACAAATAGAATGAAGGATTTAAATAAATTAAATTCGTTGGTTCAAAGAACATTTCAATCTAGACAAGCATACATTAATGTTAAAGGGCATCCAATGCCCGTTCATTTAGAGGGTATTAGTGACGAGAGTGATATTGATGATTTTGAAAATGCAAGATTTTATGTTCAATTATTTGATATGACATTACTTGGATATATTTTAGACGAAAATGATTTTGAGGTTATCCCAACTATTAATAGGGTGTATACACTAATTGAGTTGGATGAAAATAAAACATTTCATAATGTTATATTTGACCCTATTGTAAAGGGGAATACCGCGACGTATACGTTTGTATTTAAACCAAGGTCTGAACCTAGGTTTTCATTTAATGCGCAATATGCTATTAGTTTTAACCAACTAATAAATGTTGAGGATATTAGCAGGATTGTAATATCAGTTAATGGTGTTGGTGTGTTTGATGGATTGACATTAACGTCACCAATAGCAATAAGTGCCAATAGCACTGTTAGTATAAGAGTATATAAATCAAATTTAGCAACAGGTAAATTTCAATTAATCGGTAATACAATATGAGCTGTATAAATAACTTTGGGGATATTAATGAAACATTTATAATTGAGCCGTTGGTGCTTGATGATACCTTTGTGACTGGGTTTACCTTGTCATCAAACAATATTACCCTAACACAAAATAGAATTGACCAATATTCAGCTTTTACTATAACATTATCAGGACTTACTGGTTCATCATTAAATGTGTATGTGACTGGTGGTACATATAATAATACTACAGGTACTGCAACATTTGTTAATTCAACAGGCGGTACATTTCAAGTTACAGGTTTTACAACAGGTTCAACATCAACAGCGTCTGGTAACTATTTACCGTTAAGTGGTGGTACTGTTACTGGTAATACAATATTCCAAAGTGGTTTGACAGCTAGTACGATATCAGCAACAACAATAAGTGGTGATACGTTTTATGGGGATGGCTCTAAATTAACGGGAATAATCGCTAGTGCTCAATTTACAGGTGGTACTGTTAATGGTGCAACAGTATTTACTAGTGGATTAACTGCAAATACAATATCGGCAACAACATATCAAAATTTACCTAACACGTTGTATACGGGTAATGGTGTTTTAAGTGGTAATAGAATAGTTGATTTAAGTGGAAAAACATTAAATTTTAGTTCAGTAACAAATCCTGACACGCTTGTTATGAGTGGTGGTAATGTCGGTATAGGGACAACAACGCCAACAGCTAAATTAGAAGTTGATTATGGTATTGGTGCAGGTCCAGGAGTATCAATCATAGGCGGAGCTAGCACATTTGAAAATGTTGCGTTAAGATTATGGGATAAAGGTAGCGCACCTCTAAATAGAAATGTATTAGAATTTGGTCATTCAAATGTAAATGTGGCGTATACGCCTGGGGCTCGTGTACTTTCTACAAATCCTAGTGGATTAACCACTACAGGTGCTAAATTGATATTAGAAACAACAAGTAGTTCAGCAAGTACATGGAATACTAATCTATTAGTATTAAGTAACGATAGTAAAATAGGTATTGGAACAGATACACCTACTTATAAATTAGATGTATTTGGGAATGGTAGATTTACTAATGAATTATATGTTGACACAAATTTATATATAAATAATTATTTTCAAATAGATACCACATCTACAAGTATCCCAAGTGGATATGTAGGTATATGGAGAAGAAAGATAAATGGTGCATCTACATATTTCATGGAAGATGAACAAGGTGGTGCTAAAGATAAATGGGCATTTATATCAAGATTTAGTTATGGGCAAACTAGAGAATGGAATCAAACTAATTCATCTATAGTTGACATTAATTATGGGTGGCAAACCCCTAATGATATTAACTTTGAAGCAGCAACATTACTAATAGACCCAGTAATTAATATTACAGGACAAACAGGTACTAAAGTCAGGGGTATATATTATAATCCAACTCTTTCTGCACTAACGGGTACAACACATATTGCATTTGAAAATAAAACAGGTGATATAATATTTGGTAATCTATCAGGTAGTACTACAAGAATGGTTGTTGCTGATAGTACAGGTAAACTAAGTACGCAAGTTATTTCTAATGCGGTTACTTTTACTGGTGGAACAGTAAGTGGTCCAACAGTATTCCAAAGCGGGTTAACAGCAAATACAATATCAGCAACAACGTATGAAAATTTACCTAAAGATGTATTTGTAACTGGTGGTACATATAGCGCTGCTGCTAGTACACTTATATTTACAAATAACACAGGCGGTACATTTAATGTTAGTGGTATTACTTCTAGTACTACATTTACTGGTGGTACAGTTAGTGGTGCAACAAATTTCTTAAGTGGGCTAACGGCAAATACAATATCTGCAACTACATATCAAAATTTACCTGTAACTGCCGACACTTTTGTCACAGGGTTTACATTATCGTCAAATACAATAACACTTACACAAAATAGAGCCGACCAATACTCAGCGTTTACAATTAGTTTATCGGCGTATACAGGTAGTTCATCTGCATCAGGTGCTTATCTTCCATTAAGTGGTGGTACGGTAACAGGTAATACGGTATTTACTGGTGGTTTAACAGCAAATACATTAAATGTAACTGGTAATACAAATTTAAGTAATATAACTGCAAATACATTAACCGTAACTGGCAGTACTAGATTAGCTGCTATAACCGCAAATACATTAAATGTAACTGGCAGTACTAGATCAGCCGCTGTAACTGCTGATACGTTAACTGTAACTGGAAATACTAGATTAGCTGGTTTAACAGCAAATACATTAACTATAACTGGTAATACACTTTTAGCTGGTTTAACAGCAAATACATTAACTATAACTGGTAATACACTTTTAGCTGGTTTAACAGCAAGTACAATATCTGCAACTACATATCAAAATTTACCTGTAACTGCCGACACTTTTGTCACAGGGTTTACATTATCGTCAAATACAATAACACTAACACAGAATAGAACAGGACAGTATTCTGCATTTACAATAAGCCTGTCTGCATATACTGGTAGCTCAACATCTGTAAGTGGGGCATTTTTACCATTAAGTGGTGGTACTGTAAGTGGTGCAACATCATTTATTAGTGGTTTAACAGCAAATACGGTATCAGCAACAACATATCAAAATTTACCTAACACGTTGTATACGGGTAATGGTGTTTTAAATAGTAATAGGATAGTTGATTTAAGTGGAAGGACATTAAATTTTAGTTCATCTACGTCAGCAAATAATCTTGTACTAAGTGGTGGTAGTGTGGGTATTGGAACAGCAACACCTTCTGCTTCAGCCTTGTTTGAAATTTCTTCAACAACCAAAGGGTTTTTAGGTCCAAGAATGACTGAAGCACAAAGATTGGCAATAACTGCAACAGCTGGTTTAATTGTTTATCAAACCGATGCCGATGAGGGTTATTTTTTATATAAATCATTTGGTTGGGTTCAAATAATGTAATATATGGGCGTTAATATACTAGGAAATACTATTATAAAAGGAAATGCAATATTTGGACCAAATCCAAACACTATCCCAGGTCTTGCCGACCCATCATTTAACATCGGTGATGGGTTTAATGCCTTAGTGCATTCGGTATCAGTTCAGACAGATAATAAAATTCTTGTTGTTGGTAATTTTACAACATACAGTGGTATATCAGCAAATGGTATTATTAGATTAAATTCAGATGGTAGTAAAGATTCATCATTTAATACAGGTGCTGGGTTTGATGGCCTTGTTCTAAGTTTAAGTTTACAAACAGATGGAAAAATATTGGTTGGTGGTGCTTTTTCAACATACAGTGGTATATCAGCAAATGGATTAATCAGATTGAATTCAGATGGTAGTAAAGATTCATCATTTAATATAGGTACTGGATTTAGTAAAGATATTATTGGTGTACAAATTTGGGATATTAAAATTCAGTCTGATAATAAAATACTAGTATGTGGTGCTTTTTCAACATTTAGTGGTATATCAGCAAATAATATTATTAGATTAAATTCTGACGGTAGCAAGGATAATTCGTTTGTTTATGGTACTGGGTTCAATACAAACTTTCTTTTCGCTTTAGCAATTCAAAGTGACGGAAAAATATTGGCTGGTGGTACTTTTACAACATACAGTGGTATATCAGCAAATCGTATTATTAGGTTAAATTCTGATGGTACCAAAGATTCATCATTTAATATAGGTGCTGGGTTTGATAGTACTGTTCAAGGTTTGAGTTTGCAAACTGATGGAAAAATATTGGTTGGTGGTACTTTTTCAACATACAGTGGTATATCAGCAAATGGTATTATTAGATTAAATTCAGATGGTAGCAAAGATAATTTATTCGTTTATGGTACTGGGTTTGCTAATAGCAATTCATTGTTTCGTAATATAATAGATGGTAGTGGAAAAATAATTTTTATGGGTTCGTATACACTATATAATGGAGGCACATCAAACCGTATAATTAGATTAAATTCTGATGGTAGTAAAGATAATTCATTTATTACTGGTGTTGGATTTAATGATTCGACTCGCTCAGGTACAATTCAATCAGATGGAAAAATACTAGTTTGTGGAAATTTTACAACTTATGATGGTGTAACTGCTAATTGTTTAATTAGGCTTAATGGAAACTAATAATAAACTCTAATATTTATAAATAACAAATATATTAAATGGCAGTAAATAACGGAGCATTCTATAGTCAAACACAAGGGTTAAAGCTATCAACAAATAGCACAAACAGGGTTATTGTTTCAACAGCTGGTACAACGACGTTTACTGGTATTACAAGCGGCTCAACACTTATTGATGTTAGAGGTACTAGTGGTCAATTGATGTCGGTAACGGATACATTAACTGGTTCGTTATTAACAGTAAATAATAATATTGGTAATTCAATATTTCAAGTAAATTCAAATAGTTCTATTATTGGTGGTTCCGCAAATACCAATACGTTTGTTATTAGTGGTACAAATGTTGGTATTGGAACAAGAACACCAGAATCAAAATTACAAGTTAGTGGACTTACAACCATAACAGGTCAATGGAATACAAGTAGTACTGTAAATGGATTACACTTTTCATTTGGACATCCAGTTACTGGTCCAAATATTGGGCAAATATATTCAATTCAAAATGGTTCAACTTGGAGGCGTTTAGATGTAGAAGGCGACCCTTTAGTATTAAATGCACAGAGTGGTGGTAATGTTGGTATTGGAACAGTATCACCATCAAATAAATTACATGTATTTGCAGCAACCGACCCAATTAAAGTAGAAGGGGTACAAACAGGTACCGACACTGAATTATTAACAATAGATGGAAGTGGTGTTATACATAAAGTATCATCATCTTCAGTTGGTGGTGCATTTTTAAGAAACGAGACAAATTCAGGTGCGACAGATACAATAACAATAAATCAATCAATTTTTAATCCTTCTGACTTAACGGTATTAAGTACAAGTGTATTTATAGTTGATACTAACGCCGACTACTATATATTGGGTGATTTATATAATTATGGTGATATTGTTGTTGACGGAACTTTAAAGGTTGGTGGGGTTATTTATAATAGAGGTACTATAACAGGTTCAGGAATAATAGAATAAAAACAAAAATTAAAATATATGCCAAGTTACATAGAATTAGATAAAAACGCAAGTGTCCCAGCTTCATCAGATGTAAGCAAATTAATACTTTCATTAAACTCATTAGGTCAATTGGTGGTAACCAATAGTACTGGAAATTCTTCGTTTCCAACATTTACAACAGCGTCACCAACCTATCCAGATATTGATTTATCTAGTGGTAATTACACTATATCGGGTGGAGGTGTTTATGAAATTATTACCGCATCGGGTGGTAATGAATTGTTTTTTCCAAACCCAACAACTTTAACGGGTCAAACAATTACGGTCATAAATAGTGATGGTAGTAACAGTATTACTATAAATAATAATGGTTTTCAACCATATGATAAAGGTAGTAACTCACAAATTACTTCAATTGGTTCAACAGACCAATATCAATTTGTTGCAATAAAAGATAAATGGAGAGGTGGTAAATTCTCATAATTAATATATGAAGACAATAATAACATTAGATAGGGCTAATCAGCCATATGGGTATCCGCAGTTAAACGCTAGTGGTAATTTTGACAATATAATTGTTAGTGGTCTGACAGCAAATACGTTATCTGCAACAACATATCTTAACTTACCAGTTACAACTGATACGTTTGTTACGGGGTTTACGTTATCTAGTAATACAATAACTTTAAGGCAAAATATAACAGGACAGTATTCTGCATTTACAATAAGCCTGTCCGCATATACGGGTAGTTCATCTACGTCGGGAGCGTATCTCCCATTAAGTGGGGGTACGGTAACGGGAAATACAATATTCCAATCGGGATTAACCGCAAACACATTAAATGTTACAGGTAATACTTTATTATCAGGATTAACGGCAAATACAATAAGTGCAACAACGTATCTTAATTTACCTACTTATATTAGTGCAACTACACTATCAGGTAATGTATTGAGTGTTACATCAAATAGTAGTGCGGCAGTTACTTACACCATTAGTGCTGTTACAGGTGGTTCTTATTTAAACGGAACGCTTACGCTTAGTGGTAGTGGTGGTGTTAACGGAATACAAATTACAGGTTTTAGTACAAATACAGCAACATCTTTTACAGGTGGTACAGTTAGTGGTGCAACATCATTTATTAGTGGGTTAACAGCAAATACAATATCAGCAACAACATATCAAAATGTTAATGCTGTTACAGGTGGAACATATTCTAACGGAACAATCACATTAAGTGGAACGGGAAATGTTAATGGAAACACAATAACAGGTTTTAGTACTGGTAGTGGTGGATTAACATGGCAATTTGCAACGTCTCCAATAACAGCATCAACTAATAATGGATATATAACAACAGGCACAACATTAATTAATTTGCCAGTATCCGCAAGCTTGGGTAGTGTTATTGAAGTTGTTTCAGCGTCAGATAGTTTATTTACAATAACACAAAACGTAAATCAATTTATAAGATTTGGTATTATAACGACAACACAAACATCAGGTACATTAGTTTCACAAAATAATGGTGATTCTATTAGATTAGTTTGTACTAGTGCAAATACGGTATTTACTGTGGTATCTGCGGTAGGTACGATAACATTAAATTAATTGTTTTATGGCAGTAAATAATAGTATAAATGAAGTTTCAAACGTTCAAATATTTACGTCCGTAGGTTCTAATACTTGGATAAAACCCGTTGGGGTTAAATTCGTGTATGTTGAATGTATTGGTGGCGGAGGTGGCGGAGGTGGCGGAGGTTCAGCATCTGGAGCAACATATAGAATGGGTGGTGGTGGCGGTGGAGGGGCTTCTTTTGTTTCAAAACTTTACTTAGCCTCGGAGTTATCGTTATCAGAACCAATTACAGTTGCCTCGGGTGGGACTGGTGGTGCGGGTGGTGCTGGTAATGCCTCTAACGTAGGTGTTATTGGTTCTACAGGTGGTAATTCAATATTTAGTTCAGGTTTAACAATATTAACAGCCTATGGAGGTGGTTCTGGTGCTGGGGGTAGAGTTACGGCAGTTTCTAATTCAGGTGGTGGTGGAGGTGGTACTGTTAGTGTTGGTGCTGCTGGTGCTGGTGCCGCTGTTGCAGGTGGTAATCCAGCAGGAGCAAGTACAACCACTTTAGCTTTTGGTGGCACTGGTGGCGCTGGAACAATTGCTGCTCCGTCGGGTGGTGCTGCTCAATATGGTGGTGCTGGGGGTGGTGGAACTTCGACGACTGGTATTAATTTTTCAGGCGGATGTTCATTATATGGTGGTGGCGGAGGCGGTGCTGGTGGAGGTGCAAATAGCGTACCGACTGTTTATGACGCAAAACCAGGCGGAAGTTCAGGTACTTATACTGGTATTACGGGTGGTGCTTTTGGAACAAGTGGTATATCACCAACTTCGGGTGGAACAGGTACAAATAAAGGTAATGGTTCTGGCGATGGAGGTGGAGGTGGCGGTGGAACCGCAACTTTAAATACAGCAGGTACTAATGGTGGTGTTGGTGGTGCGCCTGGTGGCGGTGGTGGAGGTGGTGGGGGCGGTACACGTGCTAGCAGTGGTGGCACTGGCGGTGCTGGTGGTCGCGGTGAAATAAGGGTTTATTCGTGGTAATAATAAATTAAAAATGGCAATAAATAATAGTATAAATTCTGCAAGAAACATACAGGTGTTTACAACTGTTGGTAGTTCGACATGGATAAAACCGACTGGTGCAAAATTCGTATATGTTGTGTGTATTGGTGCTGGTGGAGGTGGTGGTGGTGCTTCATACTCTTTAGGAACAGCACCTAAATGGGGTGGTGCTGGTGGTGGTGGTGGTGCTTTTGCTTATAAAGTATTTAGTGCAAGTGATTTAGCTAACACGGTGCCTATTGTTGTAGGTGCTGGTGGTACTGGTGGTACCAGTGGACTTTCAGGGTCAACAACATCTGGTGGAATTGGTGGTAGTTCTTTTTTTGGTACAGGTGCAACAACATATTTGGTTAGTTATGGTGGTGGTGGTGGTGCTAGAGGTGGTATTGATATAGGTGCTGGTGGTGGTGGTGGTGGTGGTACTGGTGGGGCTGGTAGTGTTGGTGATTCATTGGTTGCTATTGGAGGGCAACCAGGTTATGCCGCAGTAAGCCCTGTAGTGGCTCAAACTTGTATTGGTGGTACGGGGGCAAGTGGTGGTAGTAACCCAACTAATGGAGGTTTAACTGAATATGGTGGTGGAGGTGGTTGTGGTCATGATGGTAGTCTTACACCAGCAATTGGTCCTGGAGGTTCATCATTATTTGGTGGTGGCGGTGGTGGTGCTGGTGGAACCTCAAATTATCTTGGTACTATACTTGTAAATTCAACCTCAGGCGGTACTAGTCGTTCTTATGTTGTTGGTGGTGGTGCTTCAGGCGGTACAAATGGTGCATCACCAACATCAGGTGGTACAGGTACTTCATATGGTGTTGGTGGTGGTGGTGGTGGTGGAACAATAACACCAAACACAATAGGTGGTAATGGTGGTGTAGGCGGTGCAGGCGGTGGAGGTGGTGGAGGTGGTTGTGGTGCGGATATTGGTGCTGGTAATGGTGGTGCTGGTGGTCGTGGTGAAGTAAGAGTGTATACTTTTTAAAAAAAAATAATTATGGCAATAAATAATAATATAAACGAAGTACCAGATTTACAGGTGTTTACAACTGTTGGTAATTCGACTTGGGTAAAACCGACAGGTGCAAAATTCGTATATGTTGTATGTATTGGTGCTGGGGGTGGAGGTGGTAGTGGCGCAAAAGCAAACAACGGTAATAATAGAACGGGTGGGACTGGTGGTGGTGGTGGCGCATATGCTGAAAAATTTTATTTAGCAAGTACGTTGTCTAGTACAGAACCAATATTTGTTGGTTCTGGCGGTATTGGTGGGGCTAGTGTAACTATTTCTGGTATTGGAAGAGGTGGTGGTAATGGTGAAAACTCTTTTTTTAGTTCTGGAGCAACACAATTAATTGGTTATGCTGGTGGTGGTGGTATTGGTGGTTTGTCAGCAACGACAGCTCAGGTTGGTGGTGGTGGTGGTGGTAATGGTGGTGCTGGTTTAAGTGGTATTACTACAACTGCAACATACGGTGGTGGGGTACCTGGAGTAGCATCTTTAATAGCTATAGGTGGTCAAGGAGCGTCTGGACTAGGTTCTAGTACAGCTGGTTTAGGTAGTGGAAACGCTGAATATGGTGGTGGCTCTGGCGGTTCTAGAGGTGTTACTAACCTTATCCCTAAAGATGGGGGTAGTTCGATATTTGGTGCTGGTGGCGGTGGTGTTGGTGGTAGTACTGGTAGTGGTAATGTTGGTGTTGCTCCGACTTCTGGTGGCACTTCGGGGTCATATATTTCAGGTGGTGGTTCTGCACCTGGGGCTAATAGTTCAACAGCGCCAACATCTGGTAGTACAGGTGCTAGCGGAAATTCCATAAAATGTGGTAATGGTGGTGGTGGTGGTGGGGGTGCTGCGGCTGCTTCTGGTAATATTAACGGTGAAGCAGGAGGAAATGGTGGTGCATGTGGTGGTGGAGGTGGTGGTGGTGGTAATGCTACCAACACTGGAAATAGTGGTGCTGGTGGTACTGGTGGTCGTGGTGAAGTAAGGGTTTATACATGGTAATAATAAATTATAAAAAATAATAAAATGAATATAGTATATGCTTTTGAAATACTTAATTATGTTGAATCGATAGATTCTGAAAATAATGTTACATATATATCAAGAATTGATTGGAGGTATCGTGGTACAAATGAAAATAATATAACATCATATGAAGATGGTACAAATTATTATACTGAAGAATCTTTATACACGTCAATAATACAAGATGATTTGATTAATATGGTTATTAGTTCTAATGATATTGGTAATTTTCAGAATAAAATTAATATTAAAATATATAATATTGTTTATCCAAGAACATATAGATGGTTTATATACAGTCTTAATACTATCCCTAATTTTGAGGGGTATGAAAATTTTGTTACAGGTGTAAGCTGGAGATATAATGCAACATCTGATTCTGGTTTAACAGCAAATATTGAAGGTCAATCAAGTTTTAATAATTTAAATGGACAGTATATTAATTATAGTAGTTTAAATGAAAATACCGTTATAAGTTGGATTGAGGGTACAGAAAACGTAAGTTTATTACAAGAAAAATTAGATAATATAATTAACCAAAAAATATCCCCACAAATAGTTAATTTACCATTACCTTGGTAATATTTGGTTAAAAAATATGTTATTTTATTTTTATATTTTTTCATAAAAAAACCTAGAATGGTAATTTTCAAATATTTATCCTTATATATTTAATTTTCGGTTTTTCTTGAATATTTATTTAGTAACAAGAAATAATTTTTAAAAAAAGTAAAAAAAAAATAACATGGCAGAAAAAGTATTCGTTAGTCCAGGTGTCTACACCTCAGAAAAAGACTTAACATTTGTAACACGTCAAGTAGGTGTTACGACATTGGGTTTGGTGGGTGAAACAACCAAAGGACCAGCATTTCAACCTATTTTCGTAAGTAACTACGGCGAGTTTCAATCGTTTTTCGGTGGTTTAAATAATACATTGGTAAACGGTCCAGACGGAAACGGCGCACCTTTGTATGAATTACCATATATCGCAAAATCATATCTATCACAATCAAACCAATTATTTGTAACAAGAATTCTTGGTTTTTCTGGTTATGATGCAGGTAAAGCTTGGGGTATAACGATGGATGCTGCTTTGGATAATTCAACAATAACAGCAACAACAAGCTCGTATAATCCTAGTATTGTATATACTGCAACAAACTCTAACGTATTAATAGGTACAACTATTAGTGACCCATTATTAAGTTATTTAGTTAACAATGGTAGTGTTAGTTTAGCTTTGTTACCAACATTAACAAATGGTCAAATATTATCGTTGAGTGTTTCGCTAGAAAAAGTTGGTGGTTTATTTACAGGTGCTAGCAGTCAATTGTTGGTTGTTAACGCTGGTTCAACACCAAATGTGTTAGACCCAACAACTACAGGTGCAACACTAACAAATGTAAGTATCCTCCCATTTGCATCATTTACAGCAGACGCCTCAAATAATTTGGTAACAGTAACTATAAATGATACTCTATTATCAAGCCTTTATAACAACGGTAATTTTAGTCTTAGTACATTGCCTAGTCTAACAATAAGTCAATCTGATGTTATTTCTAATTCATTTATAAATGTTGGTGGTTCAAATTATAGTGGTGCTGGTGCAGTTTATACACTTATTTCTGCTGGTACAACAACAATGACTTTAAGTGCTGCTAGTGTTGCTTTAATTAGTAGCGCAAATACAAATCCATTTATTGTTTATACATCAACAACTGGTGGTGTTCTTTCTGCTGTTCAAATCAACGAGCCAAATACAAATGCTGGTTATAATAACTCAAATTTTAGTTTAACTGGGTTATCTAGCTTGGCAGTTGGTGCGACTGGTTCAATAGCTAGAAACTATGTAAACGTAGGTACTAGTTTTACTGGTAATGAATCTAACTACGTTGTAATTGCCACTGGCTTAACGCAAAGTGGTATTAATACAACAACAACTGCGGCTACAACTAGTGGTAGTTTTGTACCATTTATAAATTATACAGCAACAACTGGTAATACATTAATTACCGCAACTATTGCAGACCCATTAACTAATAGTTTATACCAAGCTGGTAATATTAGTCTTAGCGGATTACCCGCAACAGCAACTGGTACAACTAGTACAATACCTTTATCATTTATTTATAACGGTTCAATTTTTACTGGTGCTAGTTCAACATATACTGTATCACAAACAGGTATTACACCATACTATTTCAATGCATCTAGTACTGGTGTTTCAACAACAGCAAACTATAACCCATTAATTAGATATACAGCAACAACTAGTGGTTCATTAACAAATACTGTAATTTCAGACCCATTAACAAGTGCATTTTATGGCGCTTCTTTATTTAGTTTAGCTTCATTACCTGGGTTAAATTCTGGTGTTAGAGGTGTAATTCCTTTTGTTATGACAGGTTCTGGTGCGGTTTATACTGGTGCTTCTTCAAGTTATATTATTGTAAGTAAAGTAACTGTTCCAGCAGCAATTAATACAACAACTACTGGTGCTACAGGTGGTGTTGCCACCCCTATAAATGCTAATCCGTTAATTACTTATCAAACAAACCCAATAACAAACAGCACAAGTTATGTTATTAATAACAATGTTCTTAATGCAATGTATGTTGCTAATAACTTTAGTTTAGCCACATTGTTTAGTGGTGCACCAGTTGGTACATCGTTTAGTGTACCTCTTAGTTTTGTACAAAGCGGTTCATCTTATGTTGGTGCTTCTGCGGTATTCTCTGCAGCAACTTCTGGTGTAACACCACAAAGTTTAAATCAAAGTTCGGTAGGTTTTAGCGGAGCAACACCACTTATTAGTTCATTTATACGATTTACTGCCGCTACAACATCTAGCACTGTAAATGTTACTTATTTAACAACTAGTGAACCATATAATACAATGGAAACCGCTGGAATATTGCAAGGTAATTATTTTGGTTTAAAAAATTCACCTGGAACTGGTGTTGGATTACTATATAGTGTACAAGGTGTTCCTAGTTCTTATACCGCAATAAATGCAACAACTTATGTTGGTGTTTATGGTGTTGCAATTATTTTAAGTACAGGTTCAACATCAACACCAAATATTTATACTGGTTTGACAAGTGGGTATATTCAATATTATACTGGTGCTTCAAACACTAGACTTATCTCAGGTACAACATCTGGATTTACAATACAGTATAGTGGCGCTCAAACAGCAGCATACATATCAGGCCAAGCCTCAGGTGTTACAACATTCTATTCTGGTTCTGGTATTAACTATAAAACAGGTACAACTATTGGTAATGTATTCTACTTCTCTGGTGACCCATTAACAGTTTATAGAACAGGTACAACATCTGGTTTTACAGGTGTATATTCAGGTACTGGTTTGTTTTATAATACTGGTACAACATCAGCAGTTGTAAACTATTACTCAGGTACTTCAATATCAATGTATAAAACAGGTACAACATCTGGTTTTACAACATATACTGTTGGTAAAGGATACGCAGATGTTGAGGATAAATTAATTACTTTGCTTCGTTCTAGAGGTAAAGTTAATGCTCAAACTCAATTACCAGTATTCCAAGTTAGTGCAACAACAGGATTGAATTTTAATTCAAGCATTACCACAGCAGAACAAAACCCTTACGGTTCATTCGCTTTAATTGGTACATCAAATACACAGGGTGCATTCTCTTATGATTGCTCTTTCGATAGAACACAAAGAAATTACATAACAAAAGTTCTTGGTAGAACTGCTTTAGATGGTGAAACTGCAGTATACGTTGAAGAATTCTTTGATAAAATGTTTGTTGAGTATGTTAATGATGGTAAAGTTAGAGGTATCAATTTAGATATTATCGACTACGCTGGTCAATACTCTGACTACTTACAAGAATACCAACCAGCTGTTACACCTTATGTTGTATCAGAATTAAGAGGTAATAAATTGTTAAGATTATTTAGAATTTGGACAATATCTGACGGTAACGCAGCAAACGAACAATATAAAATTTCAATTGCTAACATTAAACCAGATACAAGAGAGTTTGATGTATTGGTAAGAGGTTTTTATGATACAGATGCGGCACCTAATATCATCGAAGCTTACACACGTTGTACAATGGACCCAACTTCAAACAACTTTGTTGCTAGAAGAATCGGTACATTAGATGGTGTATATGCATCAAAATCTGCTCACATTTTACTTGAACTTGATGAAAGTTCTGATACAAGTGATGCATTCCCAGCTGGTTTTGTTGGATTCCCAGTTAGAGATTATGAAATTAACTCTAACCCTGATGTTCAAACACCAAGCATAATGTATAAGCAAAAATATGGCGCTTTTGAAAACAAACGTAAATACTATTTAGGTTTATCTAATACAATAGGTATAGACGCTGATTTCTTTGATTACAAAGGTATACCTGTTGGACAAGATTATGATATGTGGACTGGTTTAACCAAAGGTTTCCACATGGATATCGACGCTACAGGTGCTACAATTGACAATGTTAAAGTTGTTATTGATAACTCAGGTAACACATATAGTCCAATATTCTTATTTGATACTGGTGACTGGCAGTTTAGAACTGACGCTGGTTTAGCTAACGGCCCATATGAGAAAGTGTACGCTCGTAAATTTACTTTTGCACCTTATGGCGGATTCGACGGTTTCGACCCTTACAGAACAAGAAGAACTAACTTAGATAGCTTTACTATCAATGGTACCAAGGGTGCTGCTGGTTTAGCAGTAGGTACGTTTGCAAACAAAACTCTAACTAACGGTGATTTAGGTATTACATCTGATTACTACGCTTACTTAGAGGGTATCTGGACATTTAAAAACCCAGAGGCTGTAAATGTTAATGTGTTTGCTACGCCTGGTATTGATACGTTTGATAACACAAATCTTGTTGAAGCTAGTATCGAAATGATTGAGCAAGACAGAGCTGACTCTTTATATGTTGTAACAACGCCTGATACCGATTCTGCAGGAACAGTATTAACAGTTGGTGACGTAACAGACCAATTATCAGATATGTATGATAGTAGCTACACAGCAACATACTGGCCTTGGATTCAAATCCTTGATGCTGAGAACAATGTGTATGTTTACGTTCCACCAACAAGAGACGTTGTGAGAAACATCGCTTTGACTGATAACATAGCATTCCCTTGGTTCGCAGTAGCAGGTATTCAAAGAGGTGACGTTGACGCTCTTAAAGCTCGTAAGAAGTTAACTTTAAGTGAAAGAGATGTTCTTTACGAAAATAGAATCAACCCAATCGCAACATTTACATCTGATGGTATTAAGATTTGGGGTAATAAAACACTACAAGTTAAAGAAAGTGCTCTTGACAGAATCAATGTTAGAAGACTTCTTTTACAAGCTAGAAAACTTATCTCTGCTGTGGCTATTAGATTGTTGTTCGAACAAAATGATACTATCGTAAGAAATCAATTCTTGTCACTTGTTAATCCAATATTGGATAGCATTAGAACCGAAAGAGGTTTAGTAGATTTCAGAGTTGTTTTAAGTAACGACCCAGAAGATATCGATAGAAATCAATTAACTGGTAAGATTTACCTTAAACCAACAAGAGCTCTAGAATTTATAATTGTAGAATTTAATATTATGAATACAGGGGCTTCATTTGATAACATTTAATAAAAAAATAAAATAAATTAAAAAAGGGTGCAAATATTTGCACCTTTTTTGTTTTTTAGGTATATTTGCAAATATTTATTTGTAGATAAGCCCTTGTTAGATTAAAAAATATAATACCATGAACATAGAATTAAAATGTATTAATTGTGATAATAATTTTATTGCCGAATATAAACATAGGGATAAGAAGTATTGTTCAAGAAGTTGCTATTTTGAATTTGCCAACAAAAACAAAACGATAGGTAGAAAAAAAGATGAAAGTATTAGGGAGGTTAGAAAATGCGATATGTGTAACAATGATTTTGAAGTTAAGATAAACAATAAAAAAAAGTTATGTTCTGGTGAATGTAGGATAAAGTGGGGAAAAATTAAGGAGAATAAAGATAAAAGAATATTAGCTAGTAAAAAAAGTTTTTTTGAAAAACACGGAGTTGATTCCATTTTTAAAAAAAATGAGTTTAAAAATGGGTTAAAGAAAATTTTGGTGGATAAGTACGGAGTTGATAATCCAATGAAACATGAAGGGTTGGTTACCAAATTAAAGAATACGTTAAAAGAAAAACAAATAAATAATTTATTACCAAAATTAGAGGATAATAATTTATTGTTATTAGATGAGTATACAGCAAATAAAAGTGGGACAACATCTATGCCGTATAATTTTAAATGTTTAAAATGCAATAACGTGTTTACAAGTACAGTTTTGGGTTCTGGTAAAATACCAATATGTAGAAAATGTTTTCCTTTGGTTAAAAATTCTAAATTAGAAGCATTTATACGTGATTTTTTAAACGAAAATAATATTGACCATTTAGATAATTCTAGAAAACTATTAAGCGGGCAGGAAATAGATTTGTTATTACATGACTATAATTTAGGAATCGAGGTTAATGGTAATTTTTACCATAGTGAGATAAATGGTGAAAAGGATAGAAATTACCATATTAATAAATCTAAGCTAGCGCACGAATCAAACATAAAATTAGTTCATATATTTGAAGATGAAATTTTATATAAGAAAGATATAGTACTTTCTAGGTTATCAAATTTTTTAATGATAAATAATAAAAAAATATATGCTAGAAAATGTTCAATAATGAGCGTTGATAAGAAAGTGTCCGATGAATTTTTAAATAAAAACCATATTCAAGATTCTTCAATCGATAAAATAAGACTTGGATTATTTTATGATAACGAATTAGTTAGTCTGATTACATTTGGTAAATTAAGAAAAATAATGGGTAGGTGTGATAAAGAAAATCAATACGAATTAATGAGGTTTGTTAATAAAAAAAATCACAGGGTTGTTGGTGGGTTTTCAAGACTATTAAAATATTTTATTGATAATTACAAACCAAATAAAGTAATAACATATGCCGACATTAGGTGGTCAGGTTTAGATTATAAAAATACTGTTTATTATAAAAATGGGTTTACATTTATTGAAAATACACCACCAAATTATTGGTATGTTAAAATAGGTGAATATAACAATAGGTATCATAGGTTTAATTTTAGAAAGGATGTATTAGTTAAAGAAGGTTTTGATAACAAACTATCTGAATTTGAAATAATGAAAATTAAGGGTTATGATAGAATATGGGATTGTGGTAATATGAAATTTGAACTAAATATAGAATAAGTAAAGAACCCCCTAAATCAGGGGGTTTTTTATTTTATATGATATTTATATTTATGGCAAAAATAATAATAACCGAACGACAATATGGTCTTATTAAAGAACACTTATCAGAAGAGATTGAACCAGAGGACGCATATTCACATCCAAGAGCATTAAAGACAGTTATTGACGGAAAAAGAGGTGTTGGATTTTACGGCGGTGCAACATTTGCAGATGTTGACGCATTGGAAGCGTCAGGATTAAAGTATTTTCCGTTGGGTATAAATAGAGCGTATGTATTTTATCGTGACGGCCATGAGGAAGAAGCAACAAGATTGGCTAGCATAGCAAGAAAAAGAGATGGTTATCTACCAACCAAAACACCAGAGGAAACATACGAGATAGGGATACTATTAGGATATAACACAGAAAGAGTAAAAGAATTTGTATTAAAAAAGTTTCCAGACTTTAAATTTTACTAAAATAACAGATATTTATATAATAAAAAAAGTAATTATGCCGCAAAAAATTATATTAACAGAAGAACAACATTATGTTGTTATCAACCACATGTTAAGAGAGATGGTTGAAGTTGACCCAACAATGAATGAAGAAATGATTGACGAAGGAATGTGGGAAAAAATTAAATATGGTCTATCTAAATTGGGTAGATATAAGGCTGGTGGTAAAATTTTTGGCAAGGGAAAAATTGACCAAGAGGCCGCAGCTAAAATTCAGCAAATCATAGATAAAAAGGGTAATGAAATGATTAAAGCCCTTGATGCTCAAATGAAAGAACAAAATCCAGAATTCCCTAATAATGAAAAGGGTGCTGATTTTTTAAATACCGTTATGGGTATTTCTTCTGTTTATGATTCAATTGTTGCTGCAACATTAAAACAACCAAATGAAGAGGGTTATTTACCTATCGATGCGGC